GATATCCGTCGGGTAGAAAAGACCCTCTACAACCTCGACCATGCCATGGGTCCGGGGATCGATGGTGTGGAGTTCATTGGGCAAGCCCTCAAGAAGAAGCTGAAGTTCGCTGGGATGCTGGACAACCCCATGGCTCGTCACGAGGAAGGAAAGCCTGCGGATCCCACCGAGGACATGAGCCCAGAGGATGCGGCCGAGTGGAAGAAGAACACAGAGCAGTACGGTGACAAGTTCAAGTCGGCTGCCCTTGACCCAGGCCCGATGCCTCGGATGGAGCTGATCAAGACGGACAGCCTGATCGCCTACCGCAAGGGGGTTTCAGGCAACTGGCGCATGTCTCTCATGATGCTGACGGGAGTCGTAGAGGCCATCGGAGCCCTCCTGAACGAGCTGGGTGGGGGGACCGATGGGATGGGGAAGGCAACCATCCTGAATCGGGAGATCGTCAAGGTTCGTCGTGGGTTGCGTCCGTCTGACCTGGAGGAGATGGGTCTTACAGCCTCCGACGAGGACGAGCATCTCTCCCGTCATGAGGAAGGCAAGCCTGCGGATCCCACGAAGGATATGAGTCCAGAGGATGCCAAGGAGTGGAAGCTGAACACCTTGAAGCACAAGGATGACTTCAAGAAAGAAGCGTCCGACAAGGAAGCCTCGTGGAAGGTCACGGCCAAGCTCCAGAGCCGCCAGGAGAAGATCCTCAAGCAATATCTGGATTCGGCTGGGTCCAGGGCAGTGATGGACTATGATGCCTTACCATCCAACGTGAAAGAGTCCCTCCAAAAGGTCAAGGACCAAGAGACTTTACCCTCAGACGTGGATCGTTGGCTCATGGACAACAACAATCCACACCTCAAGTCGGCTTCTTGGAAGGTCGGAGCGGCTGCTCCCCTCGACATCCTCCGTGAGGTCATCACCGAAGCGAGTTCGTTGATGAGCATCGGCTCGGAGTTGAAGAAGCGCAAGATCAAGTACGAGTTCTCTTTGGGTGATCCCCCGGTTGCCCCTGCCTACTACATCGTCAACATCGGCGGGGCGAGGTACGGGATTGTCAACAAGAAGTACGCTGATCATCCGGACCTCGTTGTAGGAGATATCGCCGTCGGCAAGATGTGAACGGATGCAACCACTCACTTCACGACCTGGCTATGGAGAGGGGCATGCCGCCCTCCCCATAGCTACGTTCGATGAGAGGAGGGCTGTAGCCGAGCTGCCCTCAGGAGGCCCCTCGGATAGGGGCCTCTCGTTGGACAAGGACATCCCTGGTACCTCGACCTTCAACAAGCCTGAGGATAGTATCCGTGAGTTTGACAAGGCGGATGAGGGCTCGATCTACCGAAAAGATGGGCCAGACGACCTTGCCAAACCTCAGTCTCCCCCAGGAGGCGACAATCGGAACAGGCAGAACCTAAAGCCAAGGTATCAGGCCCCCGGGCCGCAGGACAACAGCCTCACGAAATATCCTTACCGGGACGACAAGCCCAACACGCACAATGCAATGGCTTTGCGTGTAGCCAGGCAGTTTCAAGCGGACACCAAGAATGTCCAGCGGCTTGAGGCTCTCATCCAGGGCGTGAAGGATCCATTACGTCGAATCGACGGCTGGCAGGCTCCCAAGGATGATGCTCAACGGGAAGTCCTAGTCAAGGAGCTTGGGAAAGCGGCACAGAAGCTCTATGACGAGGCGGTGTTCATCTTCGAGGATGAGGCACGGGGTAAGCTTCAAGAGAAGACCACCCACATGCGGCGGTTCAAGAACTTCCGCAAGATCGTCAAGGACTTTGCCGGGATACAGACTTGGGAGGAAGCACAGCAAGCCCTCAAGAAGCGGGCACCCGGGTACGCCTCCGCGAAATTTAATGAGTACGCTCGGGAGGCCATCGCAGTACTGAGGTACTTCGATTCTACTATCGCGGCGACCATTTCCATCGAGGATTATACGGTCACTCTGGTGGAAGCGGGGAAATCAGAATGGTCGAAGGGTGAGGTGGAAAAGCTTAGGTCGGTCTTGGAGAAGACCAACGCTCTTCTCGGCAAGGCTGGTCTAGGGGCATCCACTGGTGGGCGGGTCTTTGCGTGGACGGCAACGCAGCTCTCAGGGGCAGCTCGCGGATCGGCTGGAGCACAGGCCAGCTACCATTGGCCTTCAGATTCAGTGAAAATCGCCATCGGTGGGAGTTTCAAGGAGACTGTCCACTCAGTCGTGCATGAGCTTGGCCACAGGGTCTACTTCAAGACCTTGGGTTCCAAGGGACGTGGTGCCTGGGAGGAGTTCTTCGGGGCCAATGTCCAACCTCCCGATCTGGACGCCCTCTTTAAGAAGTGGGATGCCTGGAAAGCCTCTGGAGGTTGGGAGGCTGAGAAATACGGAGACTGGCTGGGGTACTTCATCAGTCACCTGAAGTCCAAGGGTGAAGACGATGCGGTGATGTGGCTCAACCTGATCGCTGAAAAGGCGGGCATCCAAGAGAACATCGATAACGTGACGGGCTCCCCTAAGAAGGGGGCTATCTCCGGGTATGATCAGCTCAAGGCCAAGGCTGGCGAGATCAAGGTATTCCTCTACCCAGTCAGTGCCTACTCTGGCAAGGATGCGGCTGAGTTGTTTGCCGAGACTCTAGGATACCTTCTGGTGGACGGACCCGGAAAGGTACCGGAGATAGTCAGGGACGCTTTTAGCAGGGCTGTCCCTCGCCTCAAGGTGGCTGAGGAAGCCGAGATCGTGGTGGGGCTCTATCTGGTGGCCTCGGCTCCGGAGATGGTCTTACCGCCGGAGTCTCGGATTGCGGCGGCCCTACCTGAGATTGAGAACAGGCTCAGCCCTGAGATTGAGGACAAGGGTAAGCAGTGTCGAGCTTCCCTCAAGCGTGCTGACCTGAAGAACCTCCGTTGGATCTTCGCTGTGAACTGCGGGAATGGCCCCAAGGTGGTACGCCTCAAGGCTAACCGGTCTGGTAACGTGGTACAGTTCTCCAAGCTGGACCTCCAGCTTGCTTGTTCTTGCCCAGCCTGGAGATGGCAGGGGCCTGAGTACCATGCCAAGCAGCAGGATTACCAGGATCCGAACACGCCCTTACAGGGGACAGCTAGTGCTCCCAACATCCGAGATCCCAAGAGGGTCCACAAGGTGTGCAAGCACGTAGCTTCAATTTTAAGCATGACCCGCAACTGGACACTCCCGTCGGGCAAAATGAAGAGGAAATAAAGATGCCTATGTACCAATTGAAATGCCCAGCTTGTGAGAACCAATGCACCCGGCGGCTCACCTTCTCACAGTATGACTCCGTGAAGGCTGGAGATGAAATCCTGCCTTGCACGAACTGCGACAAGGGAGGGATGCTGGAGTTCGTTTTCGCCCCAGGTGACGTTGGTTTTGTGCTGAGGGATGGGGTCTCGGGGGGCTGGATCTCCAAGGCCAACAAGGAGAGCAAGTACAGGGGCAAGCGCAAGACGGACATGATTCGGAGGGAGAAGGACCACGTGTTCAAGAACAAGCTGATCCCCAATCTTGGGGGTGCCGAGGCCCACTCCTGGAAGGATGTCCAAGATGAGGTCAGGTCCAAGAAGGGCGAGCTGGCAGCGTCCACTTACATTCCTCTTGTAGCCAAAGAAAAGAGAGCGTCATGAGCGTCCAAAGAGAATTCTCCATCCGTCGGCGTCGGGCTGGCTTGGTGGACATGATCACTCCGAACCGTACAGGTGCGGGGATTGCGGCGTACACCATCGAGACAGCCACTAATTTTGATGGCATCTTCGCGGCCATCATCACAAACCAGCAGGGTTTCTTGGATGATGACCCCACGACGGGGATCAACCGAGCCGTCCTGGATTCGATGCCTGGGCAGAACCACAGGTTCGTGTTCAACCCCGCTACCTTCAGCATCACCGATACAGGTCAATTCTGGCTGCGGTTGAAGCAACTGAACGCGGCTGGGGCAACGGTGGCTACCAGTCCTCCGGTCCTGGTGCTTCCTGAGAGTGAACGGCATTCCAGAAGCAGAATCATCCTCAAGGGAACGGCACCCAATGGGGCTGCCGTGGCCAACAGCTTGCACATTTACCTACCGTTTGGGTGTGCCAACTTGGTGGTGCAGAATCAGGAATCGGCGACACATCTGTTCGTGGCGACGACTGTCGGGGGCACGGAAACGGATCTGAGTCCTGATGCATTGCCCGAGTTCACAACCTATGACGGCGTGGTGGAGCAGCTTCTTGTTCGAGGTGGCGGGGCTACGGCAGTTTTCTCGGCACACTTTGTCGCGGCCTACCCGATATGAAGAACCCCCTCACCCATGCCTACAGGGTCATCCAGGCCAACTTACGGGAACGTAAGAAGGCTAAGGAGCGATCCCCGAAGTGGGCAGGGGTGCGGGACCGGTATCTCAAGAAGCACCCTGTCTGCGAGGCTTGTGGAGCCAAGAGCAAGCTACAGGTTCACCACCGGCAGCCCTTCCACCTGTTCCCTGAGCTGGAACTGGAGGGGACCAATTTGGTGACCCTCTGCATGACCATCCGGGAATGCCACCTTGAGATTGGCCATGGGACTTTTTGGAAGTTGTTCAACGCTCGTCTGGAAGAGCATTTACAACGGTTACGGCTGAACCCGAAGGATCGCCAACAAGTCGAGAAGGAAGCTCGTTCATCCGCTTTGGCGGTTAAGTGATTCTTGTTCCTCGGAACTTTGATAGACGGCCTTTGCCTGACTTCCAAGTACCCATCCGTTTGGCCATGGACCCTAATGAGGCCAAAGTGGCCTCCAGGCAGGCCCCCAAGGATAGCCTGCAAGTTCCTTTTATGCCCCCTGCAAGGCGTAGGGACAAGATTTACCCTTCGAAAGACTCTCAGGAGAGACCAGGATGTTCCGACTCATTCACTCACAAGTTGGCTTGGGAGCCCTTTCCGTCGATGACATCGATGATGGCCTTCCAAACAAGGAAGTCCACCGGATGGGCTCAACGGCAGACCCCAAAGCCTACAAGCGGGATGGGTATGCCAACGAGCCGAAGCAGCCGTCGTACATCCCACGGGTCAAGGCCACAGAGCCGACCATCCCTGGGTACATCGACCTAAAGGAGACGGATCGGGTGATCCGTTCGGTTGGCGGCGGCAAGATTGCTGGCCTACAGCGGGCTGGTCTCATCTCGGTGGTGTCCTTCGTGCCGAGTGACCTGGCTACCCCCACGGTAGCTACGGCCGACCTTGGTACCCCCGGGGTAGGTGACCTGACCATTACGGGAACTGGATTCTTGTCCTTGAGCCCGGATGTCACCTCGGTGATCATTACGGGTACAGGGGCACAGACCATCCCGGCGTCTCTGTTCAACTCCATCAACGCCACCACCATCGTCATCCTGGCAGCGAACGTTCCAGGCGTGGTGTTGACGGCCTCGTTGGCAAAGGTACGAGCAGACGGTGCCACCTCAACCCCAGCGGTTGCGCTGACCTGAACCCCGTGACGTGCAGTATCTCCTACTCCCACAGCTCATCGAGCAAGAAGGTGATTCTTTCTACAGGATCACCTATCGCTGGAAGCCCAAGGGCCTCATTCCGGAGCCTTACCGCCGGAACATGCTCAAGGATGCCCAAGCGAAGTTCGAGAGGCTCTCGTTGGCCGAGCCGGAGATTCTCACGCTCATGTATGCCGACAGGTATTTCAAGATCCTCCGAGCGATGCGTCTTCAACTCAGGAAGGCTCACTTCGCCTGGAGGTCAGACGACTTGGAGCTTCTCAGCCAGCTCGGGGATTTCTACTCGGGCTATGGGATCCTCCTCAGGTACCTCAAACTAGAGCAACAACGGGGCCGGTTCGAGAAGCCTCAAACTTTGAAATCACAGGGAGTTTAGTCATGCGAGTAGGCGTCATTCGTGGAGATATGCCAGGTCCGGTTCTTCTTTCGGACCTTGAGCCCGTGTCCAAGTTCAATCCCCCGACTGAACCTCGTGGGCAGGAACTTTACATCAGCCGCCCGACGGTAGCTGAGGTTGAGGGAGTTCTGTCTAACGCTACAACCGGAGCTGGTGCTGTCCTGAACGGCAGCAACATCTCAGGGTCGTTCCCCCTGGCCATCACGGGAGCCAACGATGACCTCCGGCTCCGGACGAGTGCAACCCCCACGGCCTTCACGGTTGTCCTCGTTCCACAGGCAGTCTATGCCTCGCTGACCACCCTGGTAGCAGCCGTGAACGGAGCGGTTCAGGGTCTAGGGATCTTGGCCCGGACGAACGTGGCTGGGAACGGGATCGCCTTGGAGTCTCTCACGAAGGGGGTTACCTCCTTCATCGAGAATGACACCGTGGCCAACGGGTCGGTGGGTAACACTGCCCTGGGTCTTGCCAACGGCGCTATCCGGACGATGGTTCCAGCGGCAACGCTGATCACCAACTGTCTCCCAGTGGGTGGTCCACTGGACGTGTCCACGGGCACCATCACTGGGTCTGGTGCGACAACAGCTTCCTCGGCCCTGAACCTCATCCCCACGGCTCGTGGAACCACGGCTGCTGTGGCAAACGCCATTGCCCCGCACATCTACGAGAGCACCACGGCTATCGACAGCTTCCTGGTCGGGGACATGGCCGAACTGCTGAACGCCGCCTTCAACCCAGACCCCCGCAGGGTTCCTGCTCTCACCAGCGGTGCGGCCATCACGGTAGTTCAGGATGACGGAAGCACAGCGTTCGCAGCCACGCTCCCGGTCATCACAACGGCCGACCTCAACACCCCCGGTGCGGGCGACCTAACCATCTCGGGCACCGGCCTTGGCACCCTGGAGCGGCAAGAGACGGTCATTCACCTGACCAATGCCACCACTGGGTACAGCAAGACATTGCTCCAGAAGTTCATTGAAGCGGGTGGCGGTAGTGTGTCGGCCACTGCGGTGGTTATTCCGGCAGCTCTGATCCCCGGTGCCACGCTCACCACAACCTCGGCTCAGGTCAAGGTAAGGCAGCGTGTCTCGGGCATCACTGCCCTGACCTGATACGGGTCCCTGTTTGGGACTTACGATTCCTACCCCCGAATGGGGTAGGAATCGAGATGGAGATGACATATGAATACCCCAAATGCGAACGAGTTTCGGACGTCTGATCTGTACTTCGCTGGCTACCTTCAGGTTGCGGGAGTACAGATGCTCCGGACTGAGAGGAACGGCACCGGTAAGGTGTCCTTCATCTTCGATATGAGCATTGCCAATATTGAGGAGCTGAAGGGGGCTTGGTTCAATCAGAGTGGGAAAGTACCGGCTCTCCCATACGCTAACGCCATAAAAACATTGAAATCTGTGTGCCACATGTAAAGAAGTGTTGCGGAAAGAGTGGTCTATCTGGAGTGTTGGCAGGCTCAGTTTTCCTCTGATACCCCGTTGAAGTAGAGACAACGAAGCCCGGATGGACGCAAAAACCACCTACCTAGAAAACGCTCTGCTCAATGGTGTCCTCAGGAACATCCCCTACACACCTCCTGGGACAGTCTATGCGGGCCTTTTCACGGCGGATCCAGGGGTGGCTGGTTCCCAGGCCAATGAGGTTAGTGGGGGCTCTTATGCCCGTGTGGCAGTGACCTTCGGGGCACCTTCGGGAGGTACTTGTGCAAACACAGGTGTTGTGTCCTTCCCGACAGCCTCAGCCTTGTGGGGCACTGTGACCTACGCCGCTATTCTCGACGCAGCTACCGTGGGCAACATGCTCTACAAGGGATCCTTGGCAACCAACAAGACAGTAGACATCGGGGATACTGTTTCATACGCCAACGGAGCCCTCACCGTCTCTGAGACCTGAAGTGGAGTAATTGTGATTGTCTACGGTCGTCTCATCCCAATCAATCGAGTGGTCTTGGACCAGGCGGACATCTTCGCCCCGGACGATTTCACTCGGGTCACGGGCCTGACCGTAGCGGACCTCACGGCCACGCTGTTCTACAACAACGCGGCTCAGCCCTGGACATTCACCTCAGGAGCGACCGTCATGGACGCCCAGGTGGCGGCAGGATCGGTCTACTTCAACGAGATCACGGGCCAGCCAGGGTTCTACAGCGTGCGGTTCAGGCCGAACGCTGTGGGCTTCTGGAGGCTCTGCTTGGGATACGCCGCTGGGCCTAGAGCCCTGGCTTTCGGCTACGATGTGGTCCAGGAGCCCCCCTTGGTGGCCTCGGGTCTCAAGTCTTCATTTGTACCCCTGTAAGGTAGAGCATGTCCAAGACAGACTACCTAGAGGCGAACCTCATCAATCACGTCCTGCGTGGCATTGCCTACCCTGTCCCGGTGTCCATCTGGGTGGCCCTGTTCACCACGGCTCCTGGTGAGGCGGGCGGCGGTGTTGAGGTCTCGGGGGGCAGCTACACTCGGCAGCAAGCCCTTTGGACAGCCCCGGCAGGAGGCTCCACGAACAACACGGCGGATATCATCTTCCCGGTGGCCACGGCCAACTGGGGGGTGGTTACCTCCTTCGCTCTCTTCGATGCTGTGGTAGCTGGCAATATGCTCTACTACGCCAACCTCAATGCTCCCAGGAACGTCTTGATCAATGACCTGGTCAAGTTTTCTGTGGGCCAATTGCAAGTGACCGAGGATTGAGCCATGGCCAACGCTTTATTTGACTACGGCCGAGAAGGCTATTTGAACGGTGGCCTCAACTGGCTATCGGATGATGTTCGCTGTATCCTGGTAGATACTGGGCTCTACACGCCCAACTTAGCCACGGACCAGTTCCTCACGGCCATCCCTGGTGGTGCCAGGATCTCGCTCAGCGGATCCTTGACCACCAAGACAGCTACGGCCGGTGTGGCCGATGCCGATGACGTGAGCTTCACGGCTGTCACGGGAGCCACTGTCGAGGCCATCGTACTTTACAAGTACACAGGGGTTGATGCCACCTCTAGACTGATCGCCTACATCGATACGGCCACAGGTCTTCCGTTCCTCCCGTCAGGCGGAAATGTGGCCATACAGTTCGATAATGGGGCTAACAAAATCTTCAAGCTCTGAGAGGAAGTCATCAATGTCCGGAGATCAAATCAAGACGACCGTAGACCTCGGCCAAGACGCTCATATCGAAGCCAACAGTGCTGAGCATCTCGGACAGAGGATCAGCCACATCTACCACGTTGAATGCTACGGCCCCGATGGGCAGCTCAAGTGGGAGGACACCTACCACAACCTCGTGACGACGGCTGGCCTCAACAAGTATCTGGATGCGACCCTGAAGACCGGGCTCACTACCCCGACCTGGTTCGTTGGGCTCATCACCGGTCCCGGTGCCGGTAACACCTATGTTGCTGGGGACATTATGTCCTCTCACGCTGGGTGGACTGAGAACACCACCTACTCGAACGGTACTCGTCCTGCATGGACCCCCGGAACCATCGCAGCAGGATCCGTGGACAACTCGGCTTCCAAGGCCATCTTCAACATCAACGGTACAGCGACAGTCGCAGGTTGCTTCATGGTGGACAACTCTACCAAAGGTGGTACCACAGGGACTCTCTTAGGCGAGGGTAACTTCACGGCTGGTGACCGCCTGGTTCAGTCTGGGGACACTTTAAATGTTACGGTGACCGCTACCCAGTCATAAACCTGAATGAAACCGTATATTTGCAAGCACCACGGTCCTCAAGAGCCGTACATCTATGACCGCAGTCAGCACGGCATGAACTGCAACTTCTCCCTCGGCCGGTACGGCTACTGCCCACACAAGCGGCTCCAACTCGTAGTCTCACAGTAAGATGGCCTTCTACTCCTTAGCCCAACGCACAACGGCCACGGCGACCAACACGCCGTCGTGGGAGATCCGTAGTGCGTCCACGAACAAGCCCAAGATCATCGAGATGGGTTTGGTTCAGGCTTCGGCCATAGCAGGGATGTATGGGATAGGTCGTCCTGGTGCCATCGGGGTGACCCCCACCACCCCTCAGACGTTCGTGACTGAGGATGCTGCTGGAGCCCCCGCTGCTCTGACAACTGGAGCTTTGGCTTGGGGTACAGCCCCAACGCAGCCCACGTTCTTTGACCGCAAAGCCACTTTGAATGCCGTCGTTGGCCAAGCGATCATTTGGACGTGGCCCCGTGGGTTCGATATCCCAATCAGCAGCTCTGTAATCATCTGGATTATTTCAACTGCCCCCGTCTGTGACGTCTGGGCCGTCGTGGACGAGTAAGGAAAAGCATGTCACTTTATGGTCTTTCCCAGCGTACAACTGCCACGGCAGCCGCCTCAGCATCATGGGAGGTTCGTTCCGCAGCTACGAACAAGCCTCGTGTCATGGAGGTCGGGATCTCTCAGGTCGCAGCTACAGCCGGTGTCTTCGGCTTCGGTCGTCCCGCCGCCATTGGCATCACACCGACCTCACCTCAGAACTTCGTAGCTGAGAACGATGCGGCTGCTCCGACCTCGCTCTCAACGGCAGCGGTTGCTTGGGGTACAGGTCCGACCGTTCCGACCAACTTCAACCGACGTATCGCGTGTCCCGCTACAATTGGAGCCGGGGTCATCTGGACCTTCCCCCGTGGCGTGGACCTCGCAGTCAGCAATAGTGTGATCATCTGGATCATCGCCATCGCTCCGGTCTGCGATGTGTGGGCTGTTATCGACGAGTGAGGGTATAACCAATGAAGCTGGATGGTGGAGATGGCCGACAGGTAACTGGAGTAGTGACGATCAAGCTCTGGTCAGACGGAGCTATGTCCGTCGAAGGGCCGGTCGAGGACACGGCCTTCTGCCTAGCCATCCTGGAGAACGCCAAGGACGCGGTCCGCAACCACCGTTCACACCGTGATCATCTTGTGATCCCCAGCTACGACGTTTCTATCGAGCAGCCGTTGAACAAGGTGACCGCATGAGCGGTCTACTCGGAGCTGGTACAGGCCCCCAGCCCACGACGATGCTACAGGCATCTTCGGAGCAGGGATACCTTCCTTACTACCAGTGGTACGGTTGGAATGCCCAGCCGTTGGAGCCCTGGAGGGATGCTATCCTGTGGCCCTATAGCAAGATGTCTGGCATGGATGGGACGAGCAGTCTTATCGGCCTGGATAGCAACTCTACGGGTCGGTGGGGTGTAGAGCGTGGCAATGACTCTGCTGGAGGGCAGCAACGGCTGAAACTCACAGGAACGACCAGGGATAACACAGGTGCCGTGCTGGGTAGCTGTATGGTGCTGGGCTTCCGTTCAAGTGATGAAGCTTTTGAAGGTCAGATGACCTCGGACACGGCTGGGTACTTCGAGTTCCCCTGCCAGTACACGACTGCTCACTACCTCGTTGCCTACAAGCCGGGTGGACCCGATGTGGCCGGAACAACCGTAAACACTCTGATTCCGGTGTAACCCATGGCGTTGGCCGACATCACCCTGCAACCGACGGGGTTGGATGGGCCGAACGACATCCGACTCTACGTTCCATCAGGCACGGCTCCGGCCAGGGCTCTGAGCATCATTCTGTTCAGCACAACCCCTCCATATGGGGCGAACGATGTTATCCTTGGGTCTATCCAATCGGGGACTGTTCTGTGGGAACAAACTCAAACACTAAGTCAAACAGCAGCGGGGTTCACTACAGACCAGACGCTTGATGCAGCAGGAAACCAGACCCTTCCTGTAACGGCGGGGTTCACCACAACCACCAATCTGGATGCAGTAGCATCCGAGACACTCCCCGTAACGGCTGGGTTCACCCCGACCAACGATCTCACTGCCCTGGCTTCTCAGACGTTTGCTCAGACAGCCGCGTTCAGTGAGGTGGGGAACCTGGACATCCCGGCTTCACTGGCCACCTCACAGACGGGAGGCTTCTCGACTGATTCCCAGTTGGGTGTTGGGGTAACTCTAACGCTGCCCGCAACTACTAGCTTCACAACCACCGAGACTCTGGATGCTGTTGCATCCCAGACGCTCACTCAAACAGCAGCACTCACTCAGACCAACGACCTCACTGCTGTTGCATCCCAGACGCTCACTCAGACCGCTGCCTTAGTTCTAGTCGGAACCCTAGACATCCCGGCTTCTCTAGGAACCATATCGACTACGGCGGGGTTCACCGCTTCTAGCACAATCAGCTTCTTCCTGAGCACAACGCTCCCGACCACAACAAGTTGGTCTACGGCCAACGATCTCACTGCCCTGGCATCCCAGACGCTCGCACAGACGGGTGTATTTGCCCCAACCAACGACCTCACTGCTGTAGCTTCCCAAACGCTCGCACAAACAGGTGCTTTTGTCCTGACAAGTTCAGTGGACATCCCTGTTTCTCAGACGATAGCGACTACCGGAGCGGGGTTCGTAGTCACCGAAACATTGGACGCCGCTGGGAATCTGATCCTAGCTGTCACACCTGTCTTCCAGCCGTCCAACGATCTCACTGCCCTGGCTTCTGAAACGCTGACCACAACTGCTGGATTTACGTCCGACAGGGCCATCGACTACTTCTCCTCCACGGCTTTCAGTCAAACCTCGACTTGGGCTTCTTCAAACAATCTAGATGCTGCGGCTGCCAGTGCATTTGCCTCTCATCCGGATGCTGTCGAGGGGGAAACCGCCACCTACAATCTCCTCAACTCGTTCAACACGACGGCTGTCTGGTATACCGGTAACGTAATCGAAATGAATGGTACGGTTACGTTTGCGGTCACCACCATCGTGACATTGGTGGGAACCGTTGTGTCCGTAGCAGACTCGGCGTTGACCCTGACTTCGACGGCAGGGTTCACAGGGTCCGTCAGTGTCACCATCCCCGTTGCTGTGGTTCTCCCCGCTTATCCGGGATACACGGCCTCAGAGATTCTCACTGCACAGGCCAGCACAAACCTTCCGGCGATTGCTGGTCAGACTTTAACAAATCAGGCCGACATGGTCGGCAATGCATCTCTGAGCACCATCACGGGGTGGACTGTACAGGGGTCACTGGACATCCCTGCCAGTACGACGCTGTTCACGTTACCTACGATGGTCCTGGATGCGTCCATCGTCAAAAATCTCTTCCCTGTAGGGATCCTGTCAGGTGAGGCATTTGGAACATCCATCCAAGAGTTCATCCCTCGGCCTACAGGAGTCTTCTCGGCTGAGGCGTTCGGCCTACCTACTCAGGAATTCCTCCTCTCTTCGAGTATCATTCAACCTCCGGGCATCCTGTCGGCCGAGGCGTTCGGGACGCCCACTCAGGCGTTTGACCTAACGGAATACAGGCACGTCGTGGCATTCCTAGGCATCTCATCTGTGGGGGCGTTCGGATCCGTCCAGGTCGTATACATCCCGGTCGTGTTCAAACCGTCCGGAATCCCGTCTGGGGAGGCTTTTGGCACCCCATCGCAGAGTCTCTTTTTGACACACTAAGAGAGAACCCTCGTGCCAACTACTTGGATCCCCTCAGCAGAAGCGTTCGGAACCCCGAAGCTCACCCAGACCATTGGGGCTTCGAGTATCCTGTCGGCCGAGGCGTTTGGCACTCCGATTGTCACGTTCAGCAGCGTCACGCTGATTCAGCCGACAGGGATCCCCACCGGGGTGGCGTTCGGCACCCCAACCCAGGCTTTCCTTCCTGGGCCTGTGGGGATTCCCAGCGGGGCGGTCATCCCGAGCCCGCTGGTCAAGACCACCTACACAACTCTGCTCTGCTCGGGTGCGGTCTATGGGACGGGGATTCTGTCTATCCCCGTCCTGTTGCTCTCAGGGACCACTGCGGGGACCGCTACTGTCACGGGGGATGCTACCCTTGTTCTTCTCCTCCGAGGGCTCATACAGGGCGTAGGGACGTTAGGCGGGCACTTCCCGGACCCTCTCATCGGTACGTCCCTGATGGTCGGGTACCTCTGGCAGGAGCAGATGCCGGAGCCGGTCTGTGCTTGCCGGACTCCCCAGCCGGTCACCCAGACTAGGTGTTCCTGTGGTGGCACCCTTCTGGTCCAACAGACCTCTGCCCCTTGCCCCTGTTCAGGGGGAGGGCCATATAGGTGGAACGAGTTTTTCCCCTCTGGGACGGGAGGACTTCAACTGTTCCTCCGCAACTCGGCTGGGGCTGTGATGCCCGCATCGGTCAGTTTCACGCTCTACTGGCTCAGGAACGGCATCCCCTTCCAGGCTGGGCCAGCGAACCGTGTCCCCGCACGAGGCCCAAATGTGGGGCAGTTCTACGTTACCGGGAGGGTCGGAGAGTTTGGACAGCCAGGCGATTGGCTGGTACGCTGGACCTATCAGCAGAACTTCTTTTCACCCATCCAAGAGGTGGAGTCTCGATTCAGCGTCCAGGATGCCGTAGCGGCAGCCGATCCAAGAGACACGACCGTCAGGATCTTGAAGTACGGATGGGATTGAAGCATGACCTACAGCTACGACCGTGTGGGTGCTCAGGTTGTTTCGGCAACGGAGCAAACCTACTTACAGTGGTTGAAAACTCGCGACTACGAACTCACACCGATGCAGGCTGCTGACCACAGGCACTTCGTGGCTGCTGCACTTCCAGTCGAGAAGGGCCTCAATTCGTTGCTGGACCACTTCGGTAAGTACAGCACGTTCGAGGCAGGACGGAAATTCTCTCAAGAAGAACTGGAAACGCTGAGGTCAGCCAGACGAATCCTTGAATTGAGCCTAATACCGTCTGCCCTCATAAGGGTTGTCGCAGACCCGGATGACGTAATCGAATGAACTTCTGTGCCAGCCTTCTGCGGATATACCCATGCCCGTAAGTTACTACCGAGGTCAACAGTTGGGCCGGGAAGACCTGAACATCTTCCTGGAGAACACCAACAACACGCCGACCAATGCGGCTGAGATCACCTATGCCCTGTACGACAACACGACAGGCATGGAGGTGCTCTTAGGCTCGCCTACGAGGATCCCGGTGAACCCCTCGGTAGGGGAGTACTTCGCTTCGGTCATCATCCCCCTGGATGCCAACATAGGATCCTATCGAGTGAGGTGGACCTTTCGAGAGACAGTGGGTGGACCTATCCAGCAGGTGGTCCAGGAATTCGACTGCATCGACAAGGCGACCATCCTCTCTTCAAACCTCACAGACGTGGAGGCTGACTTGGTTCGTCGGTTGAGGATCCTTCTGAGGGACAACTGTGTGGGAGGTGAAGAAACGGTGGAGTTAGACGTTGCTGGTGAAAATATGGTTGTCCGTATGGATGACCTGTGGGAGACTCTGAGGGATGTTCAGAAGCCCACATCCTGAGCTAGTACCATTGCTTGAGAAGCATGACCTTTCCTGGGAACTATTTGCCAAGAAAGGGCGGCTCCCACAAGGTCTTCAGTGGGTCAGCGAAAAACGGAGAGATGTAATCACAGAGTTGCATCTTGCAGGAACATCTTGGACTGAGATGACCCTTGTGACGGGCCTATCGCTGGGGGCTATTCAGCGGGGCACCCGTGCTATGTGGAACGAAGCTTCCAAGAGGAATCGCCAGGAGAGTGCGGCTAGGGTTGGGGCATCTAGGAAAGGTGAAGTGAAGCCTTGGCTGTCCACACAGCTTCGTCAGGGGTGGCAAGAAGGAAAATACGACTTCTTTAAGGGGCGAGTCCGTACACAGGGGGAGATCGAACGACAGAGAGCAGCCCTTACGCCAGAAGTGCGCTCGGGGATGTCCGCCACACACAAGAAACTGTGGGAGACTCCCGAGTATAGGGAGTTTCTTCTAGCTTTTCACCGTTCTCCCCAAGAGCGACGTAGAAGGTCTAAGCGTACAACCAAGTACATAGCCAAGCATCCTGGTAAGTCCTCGCGGGGTCGCTGTGCTTGGCATCATGGGATCAAGTGCTCCCGTTCAAAGGTTTGGACTCGTAGCTCCTATGAGCGAGCAGCGATGACCATTCTTGATACCAACCCAGAGGTTGTCAGCTACGACGTAGAATCTCTATTACGAGACTCCGTGGGTTATTTCTTGCCCGACATCATCATTCGGTATTCCTCTGGCCGAGTATGTTTGGTCGAGGTCAAAGCATCTTGGGTACTCCGGCTGCCTCCGAACGACAAGAACCAGACTCGACTGGAACGCAGCCGTCAATTTGCCTTGGCTCAGGGGTGGGATTTCGAGATTTGGACAGAAAAGGATCGGTTGGCCCATGTTGTCCTCTGAACAACAATCCAGAATCACAGATGCCTTCATTCTCGGTCAACTTCGGGTGCGATCCGTATCCCCTGAGGGAGCAGTGGAATGGCAGCCTATCCGGGATGTCTCTCGTGCAGAAGTTGGACCAGAGAACATTTGGGAGGGCTCCACTGAGTTTGGGGTGTTCACTTTGACTGGTGGGCACCGAGTCTTCGTCAGCCCCACCCACAAGGTCGAGATGGAGTCCCTTCGATTCACCTCTCATGTATTGGGGGTGCTCGGAGAATCCATAGGTACACCACAGGTGCTCAGGATACAGGAAGTGGGACCTAGGAAGTACATGTACGACCTTACCGCAGACAAGTGGCACAACTTTGTATTGCATCGCTCGAAGGTCGTTGTCTCAAATTCCCCCGACAGGAACTACCATTTCAGGCCCCCTGCTCACGAGGAGACCGTCACACAGTTCAACAAGGTCTTCGGGTTCATCTGGGAGGACGCGGAGCTGGACGAGTACCTTCAGCGGGCGATGGACCAAGTCACGGCAGCACCCCCGAGGACTCCGTTCCAAAACCTGGATCAGTTTGTTCAGACCCGGCCCGAGTGGCGGACCTTACTCCTGAACGGGGCGATGATGCATGCCTTGTTCGCTGTGATGCTGAACTGGATCTCTGACGAGTTTGACTATTCCATCGGTGGCGTGAGCCTGACCATCGAGAAGTCCTCCAAGTACGAGAGTGCCTACTCGGCCATCAAGGACTCCTGGGAGTCCCAGTTGGAACGAGCCAAGCAGACGGTCAAGATTATCTCTGGTTTGCAGCAGCCCAGGTACGGGATCGGGATCCGGTCCAGCTTCGGCCCCTATACGGGTGCGGGCGTGCTCACGCCTGCCAAATTCATAGGATTTTGACGCGGTGCGTCATAACTAGCGGAATTGGGTGGAACTCTTGGCTTTGATCTTAGCCTGAGCAGTCTCGACAGACTAACCTCGGTAATCGCTAAGTACGGATTCCCCCATCCCATGATGAACCGGGAGTACGCCAAGGCTCACCTGGAAAAGATGGGCCTACCAGGCCCCAACCTCCTTGAACGCCGTTTTGCTTCAGCCCATCCCGCACTCCTCTACACGGGGAACGGTACGTTCTGGAGGTGGCTCAATCTTCTGGGGCACCACAAGAACCCTGACTTCATCCTTCCCGGCCCAGATCCGAAGCATCCTAAGAGGGGTGTGATCAAGGTGGTGGAGGTGTTCGGAGACTACTGGCATTCCCGTATGTTCACAGGCAAGGCTAACTTCGACCATGAGTCCGAGCTGGTAGCGGCTTACAAGGAGGCTGGCATGGACTGCCTTATCGTGTGGGAATCCGCTTTCAACGATGACCCCGCTGGTGTAGGGTCGATGGTGCAGCGGTTTCTCACTTGTGGGACCGCTTGAAAGTGAGATAAAAATGAGCGAAGATCAGAGCAATGGCCAGCGTCGGTTAACCCCGGAAGACCCTGTTTCGATGGAGCAACTGAACCGGCTCCGGCTCTTACAGGAGTCCCGGTTGGACGTGTCCGACCGGTTCTTGACCTTGGAGCAAGAGAAGGTCAAGCTCTTGGCGGCGGCACGTCGGATTGACGAGGAGAAGCAGAGGGTCTTCGAAGGACTCCTCGTGGAGCGTGGCCTTCCTCCAGATGCGACAGTGGAGATCGATGCCTCCACTGGCAACCTGAAGGTTCTCATCTCTCAGGAGCCAGCCGCACCAGCTCAACCACTATCCTCCTGAAGAGGTAGTGGGTAGACACCCACATGCCATACGCTTCTCAACGAGACCGTCTTCCTCCTAACCTGGAGTTAGAGAAAACTCCATGGCCAGTTCCCCCGCTCAACCTGTTCTTGGTTGGCGGGGTGAACGCGGGGGTGTTTGATCTTCAGTGGGATGACCCCGCAATGTTGAGCCTGAACTCCAGTTTCAACATCGTGGGGGTCAACATCTACCGTGCGTTCGACTCGGAATATGGTCCATTCGAGAGGATCACGACCTTGCCGGTGGGGTCCATGTTCTGGAGGGACCAGACCGACAACGTCATGGTCGTGGATGAGGATGTCTCCAACAGCTTCATCCTGGGAGGTACGGGTCACGATGCGGGGGAGCTGTACAATGGCCGGTTCGTGTTCCGTACCCTCCATTGTCCCATTGTGAAGGCTGGCTCACAGCGTACCCATGCCAATAGTGCAGAGGATGTGCTGGTGTTCGTGGATGGTAAGCAGGCGGGGGTCTTATCGGTCCAGGGATGGTCAGGTGAGGTAGAGCTGGACAATCAGCAGCACCCAGAGGTGGGGACACAGACACGGCTAGTCCCCGTCCTCCCAGGCCCAAGCAGTGTTGTGACGTGCAGCTACCGGTACAATCGCAGTCTTCTCCAGACGAATCTTGCACAGCGGGTGTTCTACCGAGTGACCACGGTAGCCACTCCAGCAGGTGGGGGTGACCTGATTGAGACACCCCTGGAGAGGGCAGCGGCAACCAGCTCCTACGAGATCGAGAAGATCGATTGGATCTGGCGTGAGGCTGTTCGCCGTAACCGGTGGATCCTGACTCAAGGTGGGGAGCGTGTGAAGCTGTTCCTCCAGAGGGCCAACGGGGTACCTTGCTCTTGTACCCAGAACCCTCAGTATAAGCAGCCTCTCAACGACTGCCCGATCTGCTATGGGACAGGATCCATGGGCGGGTATGACGGACCTTACGACGCCCTCCTTGCTCCGGATGACGCTGAGAAAAAGATCACTCAAGGGGCGACAGGCCGGTTCCTGGAGCATACTTACGAGGTCTGGACTGGGCCGACACCTCTTTTGGCCCAGAGGGATTTCCTGGTGAAGATCAATGGGGAGAGGTACTCCATCAGTGGAGTCCGTTTCCCCACCAACCGAGGGATGATTCTCCAGCAGCATTTCAACATAGGGTACATCGATAGCAAGGACATTCGATACTCAGTGCCCATCGATGGGAATGTAGACCGCTACACAGCCAGGCAGCTTCCTGCCATGCTACCGGATGACCCTGTGATGGGCACCTCGTCTCCACCCGCTGGCATCACGAACAAGCCTGGCATCCCTGACGAGAGGGAACTCCGAGGACGTAACGTAGTCTGGGAGAACATCGTATTTTAATGGTACCTATCAGAGTCACCTCAGCCAAACTCAAGCCTCTCATCCCGCGTGGCTTGAAGTTCGATTCCGAGAAGGTACTGAAGTCCCTTGGGCGTCAAATCCTGAAGGTAATTAGAGGGAAGCTTCTTCAAGAGACGTTCTCGTCCAGGGCCAAGAGGGCTCTTTCCGAGGGGATGAAAGTCAAGCTCGGGCCGAACAGCATCACGGTCATGGCGACCCACCCAGCGTTCATCCCGCTCCTCCAGGGCCAACGCAAGGGTCAGATGAAGTGGTTGACGAAGGCCCAGGCACCCATCCCTATCGTGACCGACGACGGGGAACTCATCTTCAGGTCCGCCACACCGAAGTCGATGCAGGACGGAAAATGGGTACACCCTGGCAGGCAGCCTACGACTGTGATTGAGCGGGCCAGGAAGGAAGCCAGGGAAGCAGTGAAGAAGCGGCTTGGTACCGAGCTACGAAAGCAACTTCGAGCATCCATGAGAGAAGCAGCCCGATGAGTGAAAAGGTCTACAGTTACGTGGTCATGGGGCTGATCACAGGTGAGCACTACATCGAGGACTTGAGGCTCCGGGTGCCGTACCGTACTCCCATGCCCATCACGGAGAATGACTTTCTCTCGTCCAAGGATCTGAACCGAGCGGTCCAGCAGAACTTGGTCAAGGTGGTGGCTCAGTCGAGCATCCCTAGCCCGATGCCACCCTCCCAGGTGAATGTCCAAGGGCTGGAGAGGAAGATTGAGTCCCTTCAGAGCACCCTGGCTGCCTCAGAGAAAGCCAGGAATGAGCTGGAAGCCTCGATGGCCCAACGGTTAGCCGCTCAAGACGGGCAACTTTCAGCCATCCTCGCTGCTATCAAGGGGATCCCGGCCTCTCAGACGGTGGTGGTTCAGGGGACAGTGAAGGGGCAAACCTCGACGCAATCCGATGTGGTGGGTGGGGAAGTTCCCATGTTTATCCCTGACCATACCCCTATCGGGACAGATGCCCGCATCCAGATGACCACGGGGGAGGGTCAGGCGGGCCTCGGGGAGGCGGCCAAGAAGCTCCGTGAGCTACGGAAGCAACAGTCAGGGTGATTCTTTTGATTGCTCCCGCTCTCTAGGAGACCCCCATGCACCCATCTCAGCAGACCCTACTTCGCCAGGCCAATGACCTGAGCGCCAAGCTGGCCGCAACCGTCCTCTGGAAGTACGTATGCCCCGATTCAGGCAAGACGTTCTACCTGCAAGAGAAGGTGGTCACGATCAGAAGCCCTTTCACGGGCAAGACCTTCACGACCAAGCCCGAGAGAGAGTCTCTGGGAGATGTCGGCAAGGCCCTTCGCGAGGAAGCCAAGACTGCTCGCTACAACCCGGAGGAAGCTTGCCCGAGTCGGGATTCGTCACCTGGGGCTCCTCACATCTATGAGCACGGGAAATGTGTATTTTGCGGTCAACGTAAGTGATGCCCGAGCCGACTGACCTCTCCGACCAGATCCAGGCCGTCTGGGTGGATCCCACCCAGTTTGACCCTCTACGCCATGCACCCCCTTTCCTGCCACCTGGGAGGCCCGCTGTGAAGCTGGCAGCAACTCAGAAGGCTCAGGTCCAAGGATGGGTCAAGCAGGCCCATGGGGATACGGAGCAGTCCGTCCACCTCCTGGCCAAGGACTACGGCGGCGACCTGGGGTACATGTCCGTCCTCCTGACCTGCCTCCGGGCAGCGGCCATGGTCCACCAGACCCACCACTGGCAGACCCGAGGGCAGAGCTTCTATGGGGACCACCTCCTCTTCGAGCGGCTCTACAACGACACGATCCCTGGAATCGACTCCATTGCCGAAAGGACCGTTGGCCTTGGCAGCCCGTCCTTGGTAGACCCCGTCACTCAGGCTAAGCACCTGGCCTGGTGTGTCCAGCAATGTTACCAGGGAACCCCGGTTGAGGAAGGCCCGAATGGTCTGGTGGCCGTCAGTTTGCACATGGAGGCCCATGTCCTGGGGGCCATCAAGGTGGTTCTCAAGGTGCTAGGTTCGGCCGGTATTCTGAGTGATGGTACCGAGAATCTCCTGCAAGACATTGCGGACAAGCACGAGGAGTTCGTTTACCTCTTGAAACAGAGGAACGACGTATCTCCCTACAGTTATGGCCGGTAGAAGTTTGAGCGGAAGGAGACACTCCCTGAATTTACGGTTCGAGGGATTCTCACTGATCTCGGTGTAGAGTACGAAGCGCAAGCTCCTATTGGGTACTACACGGTGGACTTTCTCCTTCCAAAGCAACGCATTGTCATCCAGGCGGATGGGGGATATTGGCATGCTGACCCCAGACTGTACGAGGATGTCGGGCGTCCTATAGCGCCTCGGCAAAAGCAGCAACGACGTTTAGATGCCTCCTGTACTCGTACCTGGTAAATCGAGGCTACAAAGTGATCCGCCTATGGGAAGCGGATCTGACCCAAAAGTTGGGGGATTGTATTTCCCAAATCAAAGAGGCATATGAAAAAGAATGAGCAACGATTCGGTCTTGGTGTGGATCTCGGGACCATGAATCTTGTCGCCGCCCGTCACGGGGAGAACGGCAAGGTCGTAACCCGTAGAGTTCGTGACGCCTTCCTGGACGTCGAGAAGGACGCTGAGAGGAGCCTGAAGCTCTCCAAGGCGGACTACATCGAGTTCGAGGACAGCTTCCTCATCGTCGGGGACTCAGCCCTTACGATGGCCAACCTGTTCAAGCGGGAGGTTCGTAGGCCGCTCTCCCGGGGTGTCATCGCAGCGGGTGAGCTAGATGCTCAAGCGGTACTGAAGCGACTTCTCCACAGTCTCCTTAGTAATGGGGGTGAGATCACGGAGGGTGATGGGGAGCATTGCTACTACAGCGTCCCCGCCGCTCCGATTGATGACCCAGATCAGGACATCGTTTACCATACGGAGGTTTTCAGGAAGATCCTCTCCGAGCTGGGGTACACGCCGCATCCCATGAACGAGGCGATGGCTATCATCTACTCTCAGTGCGTGGCCGAGAACTTCTCGGGCCTTGCCGTGAGCTTTGGTGCAGGTATGTGCAACATTGCCCTGGCCGTCCAAGGCATCAAGGGCATGGAGTTCGCTGTGGCCCGAGGTGGGGATTGGATCGACACCCACGCTGCCAAGGCCACGGGAAAGACGGCTTCACAGATGTGTGCGCTCAAGGAGCGTGGGGTTGACCTGACGAAGCCCCAGGGGCGTGAGCAGGAAGCCATCGTCCTGTACATCAGGGCTCTGATCCGGTACTGCCTGGAGAACATCGCAGCCCAGTTCAAGAAGGCCCAGAATTCGATCACTCTTCCTGGACCGATTCCCTTCGTGGTTTCCGGGGGTACTTCGCTGGCCACGGGGTTCCTGTCAGTATTCCAAGAGGAGTTCCTAGCGGTCTCCAAGCGGGGCTTCCCTATCGAGATCAGTGAGATCCGTGCAGCTCGTGACCCGATGACGGCTGTGGCTGAGGGTATGCTCGTCCTGGCTGAGCAGGAATACTGATGTCAGGGGATGGCCGGTTCAAGGTCACCGACGCCATGTTGGTGGAAATGCAGTCCTTGCGGAATCAGGGGAGTAGTTTTGGGAAAATCGGTAAGAAATTAGGGCTGTCTAGGTCTTGGGTTTACTTGACGCTGAAAGCGGCGAGTCATTAGAGAGGAGGCTCGCTATCTACTACTACCTCACAGGCGCTCTCAAGCGACGACTGATCTTGGAACTCCAGGACAGCTTCTCTCGTCATCCCCTGTACGCCAAGATCGTCCCTTACATTCAGAATAAATTTGCCTTCGAGGAGCGTCCCCAGTACGGAATTGTGGTCAAGGGGTCTAGTGCCAACAAGGTCCAGCTAGCTGCGGACAACTTCATCGGGACGGTTCAGAGCCATGTGATGCTGGCCTACGTGGGGGAGCCGAAGTACCCACTGGAATGGGTGAAGGAAGACCTGGATTCAGTCAGGGCGAACAACGACGTGTTCCCTACCTTACCTGGGGTCTACTACCTGGAGATCCTGAAGGCTCCGGAGAACGCCCAGGATGATGGGGCGTTCGTCATTGACCCCCTCCTGACACAGATAGACGAGCCCCTCTTACAGATCACCACGGGCCTTGAGACGACAGCTCAGCTCCAGCAGATCCCTGTCCGTCAGACCGTGAGGATCTGGCAGGGCCGTAATTTCCTCCTGAATGAGGGAACAGACTTCACCGTGAACTATCAGACGGGGGAAATTCTCTTCAATGTGCGGTTCCCCTCCGGTACGAAGATCACAGCGGACTACAGGTATGCAGTTCCTTCCATCGGTCCTGTAGCGTTCAGGTGGAACCAGGCTGACTTCAAGACCTTACCCGGGGTGGTTTTGGCTTTCGGGAAAAGGGCCGCAGCGGGAGACAAGGTTGCAGTCGTGGTCTACCAAGACCGTGTGGACACGGCCAATGCCTATGGTGGGAAATTCGAGGTCAGCTTCGACTTCGACGTGATCTCTCGGGACACCACACAGATGGAGGAGATAGCCGACCTCTGTGTGATGTATCTGTGGGGTGAGAAGAAGCCCCTCTTGGAGTTCGAGGGCATCGAGATTGTGGACATCTCGATGGGCGGGGAAGCCGAGGAAATGGCAGACGAGACGGGGGATTTGTATTTCTACACGGCCTCGATGGCGATTCAGTTACGTGCTGACTGGGAGATTCACATCCCGCTCCCGCTCACAATCAGCAAGGTCACCCAGGTCAAGCCGGAGGAGGCTTTGGCTGTAGGTTCCCTGTTCTTTGCTACCAGGCCCGCCATAGTGGGTCGGAATGATCTCTTTGAGCGGATCGGTTGATGCCGAAGTTCACCTTCAGTTGTATCGAGTGCCAGGTCCGTTTCGAGCGAAACCTGAAGATGGGTGAGCACTCAACTCACACCTGTCCTTCTTGCAAGGGCCAAGCCCCGAGACTTTGGGATGGCCAGGGGTTCGGGTTCGACTTTGCGACTACCCCTGGTACCGCCCAGGCGAACTCGGGGGTGACCAAGCACGACTATCCTACGGCGGACGTAGCAGTAGGGATGAGTGCCGAGGCCCGTTGGCAAGAGATCCAAGATCGTGAGCAGGTCAAGCGTAAGGTCCGGCAGGGAGGCAAGACCAACGGCCTGATCCGCAAGCATGCCCCTGACAACACGTATGTTGAGTACGAGGCGATGACCCCTGAGCGGAAAGAGGCGAGAATCCGCCTGACTGAGGAGGCAGACCAGGCTCATCAGCTCCGCGTGGCCCCATTTCCCAATCTAGTGCCGGAAAGCAGGCGAATCAAGACCGTTTGAGGGTCGAGGAGGCTGTGTCTGACGGGGATCAATAATCCGTCTTTGGCCTGGTCGTTGGTAGAAGATGGCCGAGGTGATTAGCGGTCGCTCTACAACAGTGTACGTCGCCCATTGTCGGCTAAGCGGTATTCCAAGCAGTACGGATACGCTTTTCGCACGATTCCACTTGTAACCCCCGATATGTAGAACCAGACCCAGATCCCAGATGAACGCCCCTAGATGAAGATTCAAAAGACAGACCACTGAAAAGTCGAGGAATACCATGAGTTTAGGGCCTTTCGTAACATACGTGCCTCCGGGCGTTTACACTCGCTCTCTGACTGAGGCAAATGCGGCCAACCTGGTCGCTGGTCTCCGCATCCCGTTCGTAATCGGGGTCGGTCAAGAGCAGCTAGAGCAGTTCGACCTGGAGATGGTTCGTGGCTCAAGTTCGAACCTGGACCAGCAGATCGTCCGTGAGGATGACAGCCAGCGGTTCGTAGTGGATGACACGAATCCGGCCAACCCGATTCTCGGCTCAGCGAACGGTCTTCTGACCAAGTTCCGTGTCCGCAACTATCCCATCGTTGACGGCCAGGGCTTCGGCCGTGTGACCAACGATTCCAGGGCTGTTTCCTGCACGATCAATGGCGTTCCAGTGGCCGTTGGCGGGGTCCAGGGTTCGGATGGCTATGTCATCCTTCAGGTGCCTGCCCAGGTCGGGGATGACGTCCGTTGCACCTACTACTTCCACCGTTCCGACACGATCATCACGGATGACGTTTCCGAGCAGGTTACAACCACTCAGGCCATCCTCACGACTCCGGCGGCCGAGAACTTCATCATCACGGTTGGAACGACCGATACCTTCACCATCACGGTGGATGGTGTGACGACCACGGTTACGTTGCCCCCCAGCACGGGTTACACGGCCACGGCCCTGAAGGCTATCATCGACGCTTCCTTGATCACGGGTCTCTCGACTCAGGTGTTCACGGACAACGCTGGCTTGAAGCATGTCCGGTTCTTTGCGGCCTCGTCCCTCAACATGGGGACCGGCAATGCAAACGGGGCACTCGGCTTTGCTCCCAACACTGCGACGAACCGCAACCTGGCTTTCAGGGTGTTCCAGCGGCCCATCGTGGACGGCTCTGATGGTGGTATCACCACGACGGATCCCTCCAAGGTAGTGGCCAAGGTCAATGGCCTCCAGGTCATCCCGACGGCTGTTGACGGTACGAACGGGATTGTGACCCTGCCCACGGCTCCGGCCCCGGGTTCGCTTGTCACGATTCAGTATTACTTCAACACCTGGCAAGACACGTTCGATTACCTGCCCAACACGCAGGTCACGTCGGTTGTCCGGTGCGGGTTCTCCCCGGGCCGGTCGGACTACATCCAGGACCAGGACTTCGTGATCTCGAATCCGAGCCCGGATGTCTCCATCGTTCACTGGGGAACCAGTGTGTCGGTGGCCTCTACTCTCCGGTCGCCGGGAGCTGAGGTGTTCGACGACACCCAGATTCTACCGACCCTGGTAGACGACAAGATTTTCCTCACAGCCTCTCCTCGGTACGTGGATACGACGGTGGTTCCTGCCGTTGTCTCTACGACCAAGTTCATCCTTCCCGAAGTACCCACGACGGGTAACGGCCGTGACACGCCCCTCGGGCAGTCCACGTACCTGGCCATCACGAACCAGCGGATTGGTCTGAACACCAATCGTCCGGATCTCGTGACGGTCTTCACGGGCAGAACCCTCAGGGATGCACTCGGCCGTTCAGCGGTGGAGGTCATCGAGGTGGATTCCTCGACCCGGACCGTCACGCTGAAGAACCCTGTTCCTCCGGACTACAACGCCTACTGCACGTTCTGGTACAGCCGTATCTCGGACGACACCTTCATCCTGACCAACAAGGTTGCCGGTGCGGTGGGTACAGGTCAGTTCGAGGTGTTCGCCACCTCGACTCAGACCAACCTCCGGCAGATCCGGTTCGGGGCGAAGACGGGTTTTTCCCAGATCGTCCAGTGGCCCCGTGGTGTGGAGCAGATCACGGATGCGTTCCACACGGGTGCTGGGGCTCCGGTGGACGAGACGGTTACGGTCACGTTCGGAACGGCCACGGCCAAGAACGCTGCATTCACGAACAGTGGAGCCCAGCCGTACTCGTTCTACACGACGTACTCTGACCAGTGGAGGACTATCCTCAACGGCGCCACCGTCACGACGAATCTCAACACGGCTCGTCGAGGACATTTGGTCAGCGATCCCGTGCCCTGTGCGGTGTCGAGCATCACGATCCCTGCCTCTCCAAATAACGTTTTGGAGCTGACCATCGATGGTGTGGACATCACCGTCACACTCACGGCCGGGGCACAAACCCTGACGTTCATCGCAGCGGCGATAAACACAGCCATCGACGCCAATGCCACGTTCTTAGGAACGGCTCCGAACAACCTGGCCAACTTTGTCCAGGTTGGTGGAGCTGGTGGCGATGCGTTTTTCGTCCTCCGAAGCTACTCTACCCCAGGTGCCCTGCCAGGTGGATTTGACCACATCTCGGCAGTATCGATCCGTCAGGGCACAGTGGAAAGCACTCTGGGCTTCTCCACGTTCCAGTCGGCCTCGGGCAGCCCCAACGCTCTCAACAAGGCTGCGACGATCCTGGGTTCGGAGGTTGGTCCTTTCGCCATTGACCTCGGGGTCACAGACGAACTCAACCTCAGGATTGACGGGATTGACTACGTCATCCCTCTGACCGCTGGAGCGGCACGGACAGCAGCTCAGATCGTCACTGACATCAACGCTGTTGTGCTCAGTACAGTGGCGTCTGTCGGGACTCTGGCGAACGTGAACAAGGTTCGGCTCACCAGCCAGACCACGAACCCTGGTTCCAGCATCACCATCCTGGCCTCGAACTCCCTTGCTATCCTCGGATTCAACGAGGGTGACTCGGTAGGGGCTACGAATGTGTCGGCTCAGGAAGTGGTCAATGCCCTGAATGCAACGGCAACGTTCCTGACTTCAACGGGTCTCGGTGGAGGCGCCCAAGCAGCAGGAATTGCCTACGCCTCGACCATCAGTGGAGCCACCTACGTCACCATCGAGTCTCTCACCACGGGTGCCGCAACCTCGTCTGTGGCCTTCGCCACTGGCTCGGCCGATGCCTTCAACAGCACCACTGGAACTGGGATTGTGGTGGGTACCTCCGGGGACAATGGAGAGGATGCCCGTGACTACTACACGGTTTCCTCGTCTAACCCCACGGCAGGTTCCGATGGGGAGGGTACCCCGGGCCAGACCTACACGGATGCTCGGACGGGTCTACGGTTCACGATCCTCCCGGCCACCACGGGGAGCTACACGGCGGCAGGCTTCTTCACGATGGCTGTGTCCACGACCTGGAACGTGAATCCAGCCATCCCGTACCTGTCTGTCCCTGGTATCGAGACCATCGTGACGGATACGGTGAACGTGGGAGTCAACGATACGGCAACGGTCCGTACCTTCAACCCAGGTGGGTTGGAGCCTGCAATCGGTGACTTCTACTACATCACCTACTTCTTCATGAAGCAGGACTTCTCGGCTCACCTGTACCAGCAGTTCAAGACCATCGAGGCGAACTTCGGTCCTCTTGCGGCTGAGAACAGGGTGTCCCTGGCTGCCTACCTCGCCATCCTGAACGGGGCGGTCTTGGTGGGTATCAAGCAGGTACTCAAGGTGCCGAACACCAACCAGGCGTCGGATGCCTCCTTCATCCAGGCCATCCAGGAGCTTGCCATCCCGCTGGCGGGTCAGGTCAAGCCGGACATCATGGTGCCTCTGACCACGAGCACCCAGGTCTACACCTACCTGCTCCAGCACGTCGAGACACAGAGCAACATCAGGAACCAGGCTGAGCGTATGGGCTTCATCGGGTTTGCCTCTGGCACCTCCCCGTCGAACGCGCAGACGATTGCCAAGTCCCTGCTCTCGAACCGCATGGTCGCGGTTTACCCCGACTCGGCTGTTGTGACCCTCAACAACGAGCTGGGTGAGAGCTACGAGCAGCTTGTCGATGGTACCTTCCTGGCTGCGGCCTTGGCGGGTGCTGTCACGAGCCCGGCGGTGGACGTTGCCACCCCGTACACCCGCAGGATCCTCCAGGGCTTCACCCGGCTCCCCCGGATCCTGGACCCTGTGGAGGCCAACCAGACGGCAGTGGCGGGCATCACCATCCTGGAAGACCTGGACCCGGTCATCCGGGTCCGGCAGGGCCTCACCACGGACATGAGCAACGTTCTGACCCGTCTCCCGACGGTTACTCAGATCGCTGACTATGTCCAGCAGCAGAGCCGCATCGTCCTGGATGCCTTCATCGGAACGAAGTTCCTGGCCTCCAGGACGAATGAAGTCGAGGTCACCATGACCTCGCTCTTCAACCAGCTCGTCCAGGCTGAGATCGTGTCGGCCTACACGGGTATCTCGGCGGACGTGAGCCCGGATGACCCTACAGTCCTTCTGTTCACGGCGTATTTTCAGCCTGTCTTCCCACTTTTGTATATTGTCTGCACGTTCAACGTTCGGGCAAGGATCTAAATTCAATCATTTCGGGTACTTGAGAGCTAGCCCACAAAAGAAGATTGACAGGTTGGTAGTTTCGGGCTTAGGCTCGGCTACATGGAAGAGACCGTAATCTGTCTTCTATGTGGGCACACGGCCGTGACTCTAGCTCGCCATCTCAAGGCGGCTCATGGGGTCACGGCCGAGGTGTAGTATCCCTCTCTATGCTCATCGAACTAGGGATGGAGGGGTTCGTCAGCTTCCAGGCCAACCTCTACCCTGAGAAGCTGATCCTTGTCATTGCATCGGGTGACTTACGCCAGTTGGAGGGTGAGGACTGGGAACCGAGTGGGGTTTTCACTTACCAAGACCCCATGCGGGGCAATCTCCCGCAGTTCTGTCTACATCCTTCGGGGCCTACTCCCGAGCCCCAGGAGGATGGGCAGACCACCTGGACGTGGTTTTCAGACACCTTCAACGGATTTTGGGCTATCGACCTAGTGCTCTACAAGGACAAGACTTGGGGATGTGGGGTCTCACTTCACCAGGTGGATGAAGTGGACGAGGAAGACAACGTTGAAGAATGTGCTATCTGGCTTGGGTTACCCACTTACGAGTCGGAGCATCACAGTAAGCCCAAACTTCAAGTTGTCCCCAAGAAGCAGGGACGTACTCTCAATTGAGTTATGCCGGACCTCTTAGAGCAACAGATAGAGACCCTTCTTCGGCAAGTCCAAGACCAGACGGATGCTGAGATCCTCTCGACCCTGAGGGCACATGATGCTGGAACCATCGCCTCTCCTCACCGCCACGGTTGGGCGGCCGACGTCCCCCTGACTCGGGAGCACTTTGCTGCACTACGAGAGGAGCTAGATCGTTGGCCGCCTGTAAGGGCTACACCCCCGATGCTGAGCCAGGGTGACTGGCACGACATCTTAGGCTTGGCCAATAACCCTGAGACGCCGAACCGGAACGGGGACATACTTCCAGGGGGATTCGGGGGTAGCCTACTGATCACTGGTGGAACCGGTGTCGGAACTACTGGTATAGGGGGAGCTGTTACCCTCATCATAGGGGGTTCGCCCAGACTCTTGATCCCTGAGTTTGGAATCATGCCCAGTCCCCTGTTTGAGACCCATGAAGTCCATATTCAGCGGGGGGTCGAGGGGGAACGGTCAATCAGGTCGAAAGCCGATGCCATCCTGGACGCTGTGGTGCGGACCCTTGCTCCGGCCACCCCCACCATTCGAGGGTGGTGGACCTCCGAAGTCACGAGGGAAGCACCACTACCGCCTGTAGCGGCAGGCCCAAGTCGAACAGTGTGGGAACTTCTTGTAGAATCGGCTTAGCGATGCCGGTAATGCCCAAGCCTCCAGGGACGGTCATCTACCCCGTGAGGGCTGGGATCCCTGTGATTGCTGACCTCCTGATGCCTGTGGGGACAACGGGCATCTCTTTTGTGGCCCAGCTCCAGGGCATCTCGTCGGCTGCTGGGCCATCGGACTTCTCCCAAGCGGCTCAGGATGCCTCCTACTTGAGGGCGGCCACTACTCTGGGACGATGGGGGATCCCCTACAGCCAGTTCTTCGCCTTCATCCGGGAGGCTATCAAGCAGACCCAGGCGGACACAGCAGCCTTTCTTGGGGTTACCTTACCCGAGGTCCAGGCTTGGGAGAACGGTACCGTAGAGATCCCTCGGATCATGTGGAACAGTCTGGTGGATGAGGCTTGTCGGCAAGACCATCCTCGTCCGGCTCTGGACGACCTTCGGATTGTTCCGGACACGAGACCCCGGCAGATACGGATTCAGCCGGACATTCCTCAGGTGACGGAACAGTTCGAGAACCAATCGCCGCCTTGTTGATCTCGGCTGAGGTGACTGGCATGGCGAACCACTTGCCGTTGATGTGCTGAATCAGTACCCCGTCAGCGTAGGCCAGGATGTTGGTTACGACCCCGGAGGCATTGCCCAACATCCATTTTCTGCGTTCACGGTGAATCTCCGCACTCGACTTCGGGCCAACTTCCCGGAGCCATGCTTGGAGCTTCTTTGCTCTTTTCGTCCAGACTGGGTCACTGGTTGGCTCTATCAGCATCAGCCTAGCCGTTCGCAAGCTTGGTCGTAGGCGGCCTTGACCTTGATGAAGTCTTCCTGGCGACCCCCTCGGTCGGGGTGATGCTGTAGGGCGAGTTTTCTCCAGACGGCTTTCAGGTCGTTCTCGGTACAGGGCCAGTGGACTCCCAGGGTCTTGGCGAAGGCAGGGAGTCGGATCTTGACTTTCCGGGGCACCTGGTAGAGCTTCTTGAAATCTCGATACTCCCGCTGGTCCTGTTTCGAGGGCCGAGGGACGACGGTTTCGAGGATCTGGTTGATGGCGGTCTTTTGCTGGAGGAGGGCTGCTGCTAGCTCAGGGTCTTCTAGCTCCGTCTGAGCCAGGTCTTTCCATCTCTGGTCCACCTCCCACCACCAGGCTGCCTGGGCCAGTCCGTGGGCCAGGCAGCAACGCCTGATTGCCGGGCCTAGACGCCAGGCGTAGGACTGTTTCCTCTGTTCCACGGTCATCATCACGGGGGTGAGGGTGACGGGCCTCTTGACCCTCATATGGGGGCAGAGGGGCTCCCCTGTCTGCCGATTCGTGGCCAGGGTCCTGGTCTTCCAGCGGACGTGCATTCGGCTCGTTTTACTACGCTCCAGGGCGTACAGGGATCAACCTGTGGGAAAGATACACCGTTCCGGGGGTACTCCGGTTAGTTTTTTATGCCCCGGTGTAGTGGAAGGTTAACATCGTGGAAGAATCCATCGTCCGTCAGGCCGTTCGTCAGGCTTTAACTCGCAGGGTTGCAGCCGATGAAGACTTCGGTGACCTTCAGATCGCGGAGTACGTGGTGTTCGTGCTCGCTCTGGATACGTACATGAGGTACGTGGAGGAAGCGACTGGAAGCGAACCCCAGGACGAGGTGACCCACCGGGGCATCCGCCTCCTTCGTCTCTCGGATGCGATGATCGGGGAGGCTGTCGAGAAGGCGATGAGTGAGAGCCTTCCCTCGGAGTCCCACAAGAAGCTCCTCCAGCGGGCCATGGTCATCCGGGCGATCAATCCACAGAATGCTGGTCGTCGGGCACTACTCCTTCGGACGGTCCTGTCCCGTGGTGGGGCGGTGACCCAGAGGGCCGTGTTCCAAACGAACCGGGCTCTCAAGGAAATCCGTGAGGCTATGTCGGCCTCGATGATCGATGATGCGGACGTGGCTCTGGACAAGTTTGCCGCCATCACGATGAAGAACGTGAGGCTGCGGGATTGGATTGACCTGGCAGCCAAGACGGCTGTGCAGAGGGAGATCCCTAAGAACGCTATTGATGCGGGGTCCAAGGAAGCGGTAGACCAGGCGAGTGTTCTCCTGAACCAACAGATCCAGTCCGCTGGGGCCAGTGGTGCAGAGGGAGTTGAAGAGGCTTCTGCGAACCAGGTAGATGTCCTGAACCAGGTAGAACAAGAAGCTACCAAGGCTGCCAAGAAGGCCATCGATACCTCTGGGGAGTCCGATGCACCTCCAACCAGGGCAGAGACCGTCGGTATCGCTGTAGCGGCTGCTGCCGCTGCCATGGGAGATCCCTCGAAGCCACAGAACGTGCCGGACTCCCTCCGTAAGCTGGATGATGAGCAGAGAGCTGCGGCACTCACGGATGGTCGTGTGTTGGTGTCGGCAGGCGCCGGATCCGGAAAATCAACCACGCTAGTCGCTCGCGTTGAGTACCTGGTCAAGGAGCGGCGGGTTAACCCCAGCCGGATCCTGGTCACGTCGTTCAACGCGAAGGCGGCCAATGAACTGAAGCAGAAGATTGGCTCAGCTACGAGTGGGGAAACACTTCAACAGATGTCTGTCGGGACAATGCACTCCCTTTTCCGGAAGTTCATTGGTGAGTATGGTACGCCGTCTGAGCGTAGTGCCATGGGTCTGGGACAGGACAAGGGAGGGTTCGTTCAGGGGGGTGGTTCTGTAGCTCGGGCAGTTCAGAGAGTATGGGGTGAATGCTTTCCAGCGAACTCTCCTCAGGAGAGAAAGATCCCGAAGCTCAAGAACGTCTTGATGGCCAAGAGCAAGTGGTCGGGGAACAACGTCACTCCCGCTGAGGCCAAAGCGGATGCTCGTACAGAGGACGAGGTAGATGCTGCGGATTGGTACGATATGTATGAGGGCTTGAAAGGTTCGATTCCAGGCTGGAAGCCCCCTTGCAAAACTTCCAAGGGGTATGAGTCCTTCATGGGACGTTGGAGACCCAATGACCAGAGGCTCGGGGATTTTGACGACATGCTCAAAATCTACCGTGACATTTTGAAGCGTGAGCCCTTGGTTCGGAAGACCCTTCAGGGGGTGTATGACCACATCCTAATCGACGAGTGTCAGGATCTTAACGCCTGTCAAAATGACATTGCAGAGATGATGTCCGAGCACATCAAAGACGCCTCCGAAGGTAAGTCCGTCTGGATGGTTGGAGATCCGAACCAGGCGATTTACCAGTTCAGAGGGGCACGTCCGGATATCTTTTTGGGGAGGGCTCAAAAGGAGGACTGGACTGTCCGCACCATCCGCACGAATTACCGCTGCCAGCCAGAGATCGTGGAATGTGCGAACAAGCTAATCGCTCACAATGACGGAAGGATGAACATGGAGGCTGTCCCGTCCCCTTCCAAGGTTCGGGGCGTAGGCTCTATCCGAATTTCCAGTCCTCTGGATGAGGCTGACGCCGCATTGGGTGTTGTCGAGGAGATCAAGTCCAACATCGAGACAGGTGGGGATGTGGCGGATAACGCCATTCTGACCAGGACCAACAAGGAACAGCACTCCTACGAGACGGCCTGTATCATTCGTGGCGTTCCCTACGCCCGCAAAGGTGCATCCAGCTTTCTAGGGTCTCCAGAGACGAAAGCGTTCCTGAGCTATGTGCAGCTTGCCACAGGGGATGACTATACCAAGATGCAAAATGCCCTTGGGGAGGTCATCAACAAGCCGAACCGGTTCTTCGTGGCTCCCGATGCGGGGGTTGCTGCTGTTCAAGAATCCATCTCGGCCTATGCTCGAAGGAATGGCCAAGACATCAAGACGGTCAACCCCCTCATTGCACTGGGTGACCCCGGCTTTCAGTCAGTGTTGGCAGAGAAGCTGACCAAGCAGCGGGGCGGGTTCAAGTTCAACAAGGCCATTGAAAAGCTGGAGGATATCGGTCGAGGCATCTCCGAGATGCAGGCAAACTCAGCTAACCCTGAATACACAACCAAGGACATGTTTGACGAGATCCTTGGAATGACAGGGTTGGTTGCTGTGACGGATCCTTACTCAGGTAAGGCTTCTTATGTTGAGCAGACTTTCCGTGACAGCCTCAAGGCAGACCTTCGGGATGCTGTTGGGGAGGATGCCGAAGGGGATGACGAGGACGATACAGAGGGTCTGGGGAACATCGGCTTCCTGTATGAGCTAGCCAAAAAAGACCCCACTGACCCTGGGGATCTCTTGACTGACCCCAACACTCCAAATGGCTTCAAGGCCAAGATGGATCGCTATGCTGGCCGTGCTCGTGAGCTTAGGGTAGACATCACGAAGTGGGATAAAGAACAGGCAGCTCTACCCCCAGAGCAGCGGAAAGCTCCACCAGGAGTCTTTATTTCAACTGTTCACAGTGTCAAAGGTGCTCAATGGACTAACTGCTACGTCCAGATGCCCAAGGGCAAATTCCCCTTCGAGCCCCCGGTGAAACCTGGTCAGCCCCCACCTGACCCAGAGGCTCGCAAGCAGGAGATGGAATCTGAACGTCGCCTGGGCTATGTTGCTCTTACCCGTGCAGCGGTGAATCTCACGATAGTCTGCCCCAAGGCTGTAGGCGGCAAGGCAGCAGGCATATCCCCATTCGTGAGTGAGGCTGGCCTCAGGGTTGGCGAGAACGTGCAGAAGCCAGGAGCGAACCCCCCTATCGAGCTGTCCCCTGAGGTTCAAGGTAATCTAGAGCGAACAGCTTCCGAATACGAGGGTGTCATCCCTGATGCGTGGAAGGTGAACTGAGTCATGGCCGCCACTTTTACCGAAGTCTCACTGGAGGACATGGAGAAGTTCCTGAAGAGGGCTTTCCGTAGTCTGCACCCAAAGCAGGGCTCCTCTCGTAACGAATACTACTACGACCTCAAGCTCGGTCCCGCTGTGGACATTCGAGTTTGGTCCTCGGTCACGGTGCGATCTGGGATGGGAGCAGAAGTAGGTTCTGACGCCATCCGGATTCAGTTCCTCAGCTCCAAGGACGGTCGGCCACTGGAGAAGGGGAAGGCCCCCATCGTCAAGCGGACTCAGGGCTGGAGGACTTCACTCCAAGACCGAGTTGAAGACCTCATCGAGAAGTATGAGAGCAACGATACGTTCTGGGAGGATTGGGCTTCTACAAGGAGGGTTCGTCGGGATGAGCCTGTAGTTGAGCAGCCTGCAACCCCGCCACCCCTGAAGCTCGATTGGTCACAGGCCGAAAAAGAGGATGCAGAACCCAAGGTCTTCACTCCCGGCCCGAACGACGCCACGGAGAAGCAAGTGGGTTTCGCAGAGAAACTTCTTCGAGGGCTCAGCAACAATGGTTGGCACGAGTATGGGCTGGATAGGATCACAGGGTTGAACACTGTCCCTGGACGGGATGATTTGGCACGGATCTCCAAGAGGAACATCAGCCAGGTCATCGACATCATGGTCAAGGCCAAGGGCTGGGGTGGGGGTGGAGGTGGAGGCCGAAGATATTCTGCCGCTGAGCTAGCGGAAGTTCTCCTGGACCTCCCCCGAAAGTAGACGACGATGGACTTCAATAAAGACCAATTCCTGACGGACATGGAGCGAGTACAGCGGCTTTGAGTGCAGACAGCAGCTACCTCAGGGCGTTCCGGACGATCTGCTGGTTCTTCCAGTGCTCCTCGGACTGGACGTGATCTTTCCGTACCCATTTAGCCACGGAGGTTGAGAACTGCTCGTCCTTGAACTCCCCCGCCACACGGAGGACGATTCCCTCACGAGGACCGCCACCGAGCCGAGAGGGCATCTCGGAGTGAGTCTCGACCAGATCCCGAATCTTGTGCTCACGGTTGAGCCAAGGCTCACGAGCCAGGACCGGGACCGTGGGGACCCCGAGGGTTTCCGACCAGAGTTCCACTTCCTCCCAGGAGGCCCAGAGGCCCTTGTTGAGGTCACGGACGCCGAAGGTCAGGAAGTAGGCCGAGAGGTCCGAGTAGGAAATGCTGTGCTTGGCATAGACCCACTCACCGAAGACCTGAATACCATCACCGATCTGGCCCTTCACCGAGGCATGAAACGCCTTGAAGGCATCGAAGCTCGGGTGATTCGGGGCCGTTGCGTGGCTCCGGGCAAAGCAGGCTTCCTTCTCCAGGCAGACATTGCTTCCGTCAAGCTTCTCGGTCAGGACGACAGGGGTGCAGAGGAATGCCTCGACCGAAGAGATCCGGCGGTCATCCGACGTGCCACCAGGACTGTACGGCAAATGGGGGGTTCTAGGGTACTTCGGGGACATAGTGAAGGGGATACGTTTCAAGGGCCTTTAGGATCAACTTGGTGTAGGCTTTTCCCGTGCAAGAATTGCAGCTCCAGGTCGTCATTGACGCCTCCTTGCCGAGGGGGCAGACCGAGCCAGTCATTGCCCTGGGGGACTTCGAGCCCTCCGAAACGACATTCGTTTACAGGTCAGACCCCGAAAAGTTTGGGGAATCGGCTCTCCAGCAGTTCTATCGTGACCTGATCTTCGGGCGTCCTTTACCTCTGAAGCTAGTTGCCAGGGAGATTGAGGACATCGATGAGGTGCTCATCCTGGCCCTGTTTCTGGATCGCAAACTAGTTATCCACCCAAATATGGCTGCCGTGGTGTTTGGGTGCGACCTTGGGAGGTTTGGTCCGGCTGGGCTAGCTCATGCTGACAGGGACTTGTCTCGGCTGATCTCGTTTGCCAGGGGGTTCCTTGGGGGCAAGGATGGGCGAGGGGACCGCATCAAGCTGGTCGTGGAATGGCTACGGCAGTACGTCCTGGAGGGGACTCTGCCTTCGATGCCAGGGGAGGTCAACCCACCTCGGGTACTGGATGTGGGCACCAACGGGTTCATCCTGGCCGAGGGCCTCGCAGGCTCAATGGTCGAGGGCTGGACGGAGCTTTACCGGCTGGGGCACCTTCGGGGGCTCCTGTTCGGGCCAGCCTCTCCAGAGGGGCGTAGGGCCGTTCTAGGAGCCCGTAAGAGCCATCTTGTTGCCCTGGACCTACCCAAGGCTGCCAGCATCCTGAACGATGCTGAGAGGGCCATGGGAGAGCTGCCAGGGTGGATCGGGGAGTCCTTGTGGCTCTGGGGACCGGAGGATGGGACGCTCCTTCTACCGAGTCATGTAACCGAGGTTCTGGTCCGGGTCTGATAGAGCCCTTGTCAGCCGTCCCTTAGTGAATGGCTACGGTGATGGTGACAGTCGGAACGGACGGCAATACGGACTGGGTAAAGCTGCCCAATGGGGAAAAACTCACCCTGGGGGCGGTCAGTGTCGCACGGTTCCTGGGAGCCCTGACCCGTCAGCCCCTCCGGAAGTCCCTTGACTCGTTCCTCCTCTACGGGGAAACGACCGCTTCCGTGGACCTGGACCAGATGTTTGACCTGCTGAAGCCCATCAGGGTTCGGCTAGCCGATGGTTCTTTTATACCCTCACTAGGGCAGACCTCCACGAGGAATCCCATGAATGAACTCCTAGCTATCGAAGCATCCATTTCCCAGGCCGAGAAGATTCTTGGCGTTCTTGCCCGCAAGGCCGCGTCTGGTCAGACGAACGGGATTGAGACTGTTCGGCAGGACTTCATCAAGGCCGCCAACAAGATCCAGAGCCCGAACCAGTCCAAGAACCAGAAGCTGGCTTATGATGTTCTCCAGGAGAACTCGACGGTGGCCGGAGAGATCCTGGCTTGCCTCGAAGAGACGAACGACCGGGTTGATACCCTGGTTCAGGCTGGCAAGAAGTTCAACGCCTCCAGGGCCAAGCAAGACCTGCATGGGGTTTCCACCAAGGTGGCGGGTATCCTTCGGGATGCGGACTTCACCCAGTCGTGGGTTCAGGCGGACCTGAACAAGCTTGCCTCTCGGGCCAATGCAATCCACGGGATCTTCTTCTCGAAGGGCAAGCAGGGCGGTTGAATCCGGTGCTGGCTGACCAAAAGCTTACAATGGACCATGTGATCCCCCTTTCGAAGGGTGGCACACACGTGGTTGATAATGTCGATCTTGCAACTCTCGGAAGAACAATCGCCTGATTTTCGTGATGTTAGGTGGGGCTAAGAAACCATCTATAGCCGCGTAGGAGTAACACCATGGCCAAGCCCAGTGACACGTCAAACTATTTGTACCGGATGGGCACAGCACCAAATACCCGTGCTGCTGTAAGCCAAAAGAACAAAGTGTTCGGATACATGGTAGGCAAGAAAGCCTTCCAGCAGATCGGCGTACTCTCTGAGTTCACCACTGACGAGTCTCGGACGGTTGACCCGATCCGTGGCGTTGGTTTCGGTGATATGGTGGCCGAGTTGGTCCCCAGCGTGACGGACCCGATGACGCTCTCGATCAACAAGACCCTGCTCTACGCGGTGAACGTGTTCCAGGCTCTTGGGTACAAGGGTGGAGTTGAGGGCCTTGTTCGGTCCTTACGTCACCACCGCTGGCCTTTCGACATCAAGCAAGAGCTGGTGTTCTCCGAGATTGCCTCCAAGTTCGACCTTGAGGGCGTGACGGTGAAGAACGCCTCGCAGCAGCAGGTTTCCAACGGTGGTGGTGAGGGAGCCAAGATCACGACGGTGAAGGCGCTTCTGACCTTCTTCGAGGGTTGCTGGCTGTCGAGCTATGGCACCTCGTACACGTCGGATGCGGCCATCGTTGCTGAGAACTCTCAGGCGATGGTGACGGACATCATCTCTGGTACGGACCAGTACGGTGAGTTCGTGGATACCGGTTTGGCCCCGATTGCGGCCAACGGTTCGTCCGGCACCGGCTTCTCGCTCAGGTTCGCCAGTGGCAACACTGCGAACGCGAATGCTACCTTATAGTCACAGCGTGACCTAGGATAGTGTTGTGACTCGACGGCTTTGAGCCGGAGAGCAGATTTAAATCACATACTGCCTTCCGGCTCATCGTCGTCTCCCGAATGAATAGGAGATGAAGATGGCTGTTTTACAAGCAAAGAAGCTCAAGGCTGCCCTTGAGAAGGCGAAGAAGGTAGGGCTGATCGAGCAACCCGTGATTATCGCGGGTTGCTCGTTCGTGTTTCGGAGCCTCACCCCCGAGGAGTACGAGGCTATTGGGGACGAGACTCGTGAACTGGAGGATGTGGCCTACCTTCACGGGTTTCAGATTGGGCATCTCTGCCGAGCCATCGTTGAGATCGATGGGGTAGACCTCCGGGATGTGAACCTCATTGAAATTGAGGAAGAGGATGGCAAGCCGGTCAAGCTAGAGAAGCATGCTTGGGTCAGGGATACGTTCCTCAAGACCTGGGGACGTGAGGCCATCACTGTAGCCTGGCGGAAGTTTGCGGAGCTTCTGATCAAGGCTGAGGAGAAGGCCAAGGAAGGTATCCAGTTCGACATCGCTGAGGAGACGGACGAGGATAAGCTTCGTCGGCTCCTTGGAGAGGTTCGTGAGCTTGGGGAAAGCATCCCTGGAGAGCTACTGATCCGGACTCTGGGGGAGTCTGGGTTGGCTCCAAAGGTATCACAGGCTGAGGTGGATGCCGCAGCGGCCAAGCTAGCCGAGGTGGAGACAGAGGCTCAGCCAGTACCTCAGCCTCCGATTCCGCAAGAGGATTCCTCAGTGAGCGACCTGATGAGGAATCGGACACCTATGAACCAAGGGTCTGTGGACCTTCCAGCTCCGGCCCAGTCCTCGGCTCCGGTCCAGGTATCGGCCTCACAGAAGGTACCTGTCCCGGAGGCTATTCGACAGTCAGCAACCCCTGTCCAGAACCTTTCCAGAGCCGCTCAGATAGCCTCTTTGGAGGGGGAGCCTCCTCCGGCACCTGTCACGTCTCAAAGGCCCTCTGTAGAGGCTGTAGAGCTGAAGCGACCCATTTCAGGTGGTCCTGTACCCGTGGACCGCCCTCCCGTAGCAGGAGTCAATCCGAGGTACAGTCCGCCACGACGGGCTTGAGCTATGGCTGACCCGGGCCGGACCTACGAGGAGGAGCAGGGGTCACTTCAGAAAGAGGTTGAAGGCGAGGATGCCGACTTCTCGGCACCTCAGGCTTTTCCTGAGGTCAATCCGGAGGTCTACAAGGACGTAGACCCGATGCTGTTCCATGGTTTTCTCACTCAGTCGGCTGAGATAAACGACGTTCTATTCGTCTTCAAGTCAATCAACCATCACGAGTTCGAGCTGATTCGGCTGATGGCAGGGGGGACTACAACCAAGAACTACAACGACCTGTTCCTGACCTTTGGGGTGTTGATGGTGGACGGCCAGAACATGTTGAAGGACAGGGACAAGCTCCAGCCCGAGCTTGTGAGCTTCTTCAAGGAACTCCCTGTTGCGGCCAAGCAGAAGGTGATTCGGTATCTTTCGGAGATCAATCGGCGGGCCTATCAGGCTGTGATCCTGACCGAAGCGTACACCATGGAGTCCGTATCTAGGCTCCGATGGGCACAGCTTCACGAGGTGGACCTGACCTCCACAGCGGTCAGCGGTATCCCTGGCACTTCTGTCTTAGGGATGAACTGGGCACAGCTCATGTGGCGGGCGTTGAATTACTTTGAGGACTTGAAAGGGCAGTACGAGGCTGACTGGGAGAACACCAAGTTCATTGCTGGGGCGACTGTCGGCAAGGGGATGAGCAAGATTCACTCCAGCGACCGGTCACGGAAAGAGAAGGATCGGACTGAGAAGATTACTCGGAGGGATAGGATCCTGAGACATGTACTCCTTGGGGAGGCCATGGATGGTCCGTCCAATGGAGTCGGGGGTCAGGTGCTTACTGTGGCCAACACGGTTCCTGAGTTGTCGGAGCAGCTCAAGGCAGACCTTCGTGGAGAGAAGGATTGGCACGATCAGGTCATCGAGGCCCACGAGCAGAGAGTCCGGCAGGGGTACGAGGACAAGGCAGCGGCACTCCGGGCTGTGGCCGAGAGGCACCGTGAGGAGTTCGAGGGTAAGCCGTTGCTGGGTGGAACGGACCTCACCCAAGGGCTTTCCTCGCAAGAAGTCCAGGCAAGACTGCTACGGCATCGGCAACTCAATGCTCAGAGAGCCGCCTCGCAGATCGTTTATCCTGAACTCTATGATGAGAGGCACACCGAGTTCATGGACAAGTGGAATATCCCCCGAGCTGAAACCGTGACGGAGACGGATCGTGACCCATCCACGGCGGTTCCTCTCCCCGCAGCGAAGCCAGGTAGCACCACCTGGAGAGGTCGGTAACCGTGGCCAGAGAAGACGAGATCCTTAAATTTGGTGTTGAGGTAGATCCACGGGATGCCATTGCGGGTTTCCACAAGGCTCAAAAGGCCATCTCGGAACATCTTCGTCGTATCGATAAGGAGTCACAGCGTATCAGCAAGACGTCTGGTAAAGCGTGGCAGAAGCTCGGTGAGGAAATGCGAGGCGCTTACCGGGATGCAGTAAGCTCCGCAATAGACTCACAGAAGAATCTAGGGTCGGAGATAGCTCGCATCGGGGAAAGTCAACGCAAGGTACAGGAGAAGTACAAGAGGGGTCTTGAAAAGAGAGCGGATCTCGAAAGGAAGATACGGGGCTACCGCAAGCAAGAGGACAAGATCGGGAAGGTCATCACTCAAACTGACCGGAAGGACAAAGACGCACTGGAAATGGGTCGTGCCATTCAGGCCAAAATAACTCAAGACCGTAAGGCGGACGAAAAGATTCTCCAAAACCTGAACACCGGTCTGAGGGAACAGCAGAATATTTTCGGTAAACTGGACAGCGAAGCCTCCAAGTACAAGCGGACAATGGAGGAGGCTGAGAAGTCAGCCGCCGACATGAAGGAAAAACTGGAGGAGAGCGCATATCAGGAGTCTGAGGCCAGGCCAGCCAGGATAGCGCAAAGCATCTCTGATGGAGGGGAATTACTCACCGCCCCTCTGAAGGCACTCCTCAACAATGACCTTCCTGCTGCGGCCGGTGCGGCTGCCAAGATTATAGGGAAGGGGATGTTGGCTGGGATGCATCTTCTCCGCAAACGAACTGAGAAACCTGAGGTGCCTGGAGCTGGCGCAGGTAAGGCCATGAAGATGGCCGAGGGGGGTATGGGAAAGATTGTGAGCGGCTTCACTAAGATGGGGCCTGTGCTGACAGCTCTTGGGGGGCAACTATCAGTGGCGTTCGACATCATCACGAAGTTGGATTCCAGAATAAAACAGTTCAATGCTTCCCTACTGGAGGCATCAGACACCTCAGCGTACCTGGCAAGCCATGCCGGAAACGTCAACGCAGCCTTCGCGGATGTCCACACCACGATCAAGAAGGTACGAGATGCTGCCCACGACTTAGACAACATGGACTTGGGCATCACTCCGGAGATGTACACATCAACGATCAGTGGTCTTGCGGCTGAGGGTTTGGGTCTGAAGCAGATTGGTGACGCTGCCAAGAAGGCCAACATGCCGGTAGAGGCTCTGTCCAAGCAATTGGTGCAGTCATCTGTGGTTTTTAGCAGGGGTCTAGGAGTGAGCATCGGGGAGGTTAACCAGCTCATGTCCCACATGACCACGGACATGGGAATAGATGCGGACAAAACCCAGCTAAAACTCCAGGCGATTACGAACGCTGCCAATAATTCTGGGATGGCCTCCAACAAGTTCTTCAACATCCTTCGGGGGATGAGTGATGACATGACCCTGTACAACAACCGACTGGAAGACACCACACGGTTGTTGAAGATGCTGGGTAAAGCGATGGACCCCAAGCAAGTTCAGAAGTTCGCTCAGTCCCTTGTGGGCATGACGAAGGATAAGGATCTCTCCGAACGACTGAAACTCACCATCATGGCTGGGACGCCAAAGGCTGCCGCCATAGGTATGAAGGATAGCGACCGCAAACTAACGGAGATGGCTGGGGACTTGAAGTTGAGTGCAGCAGAAACTAAGGAGATGCTGGATGCGGTTCACAAGAGTCCGGAGGAGACATCCAAGTGGCAGATTAAGATGGCTACGAGGATGGGCAACAAGTTTAATGCGAGCCAGAGATCAGACATCAATAGGGCAGCTCTGCGTACTCAGCAGTTAGCTAGTGGGGATGCTGTAGATACCGCCTCAGCAATGGCAGACAACTCCTGGAAAGCTAACTTCGACCTCATGGATGCTGCTATCAAGAACATAACTCACGGGACGAGCATCAAAGACCTCAAGGGGGCGCAACTGTTGGCTGCGGGTCAAGCTGCGGGGTTGTCCGATGAGCAGGTGCTCATGGCGAAGGAGACGTACATGAGTTTGGACCAGACCAAGGGAGAAATCGTTGCCAAACTTCAAACGAATGCGGAACTCACCAAAGAGGAGCAAGGCATCCTGAAGGGTCTGCATATCAATTCGACGGATGCTGATGCAGCCTCACAATTGCAAGCCAAGGACTCCAACGCCATCATGGAGACTATGTCCAAGGTTACCCAGAATGAGGCGAAGGGGATCAAGGATCAGTATGTCCTTCAGAAGAAGATTGGGAATGACATCGTCAGCATTGAGGCAAAGGTTGGTATTATTGCGGGGAGTCTAACAAACTGGGTGGGGGAGTTCGTGGACAAGCTGGCCTACGCCATTACGAACCCTATCCTCCAGATGATTAACGGACTCATAGACATCATCCAGAAACTATCCAAGAAGCTGTTCAAGGGAGCTATCGGGAAATTCTTTGGGTTTGGGGACGAGAAGAAGCCGGAGCAGCCGGAGGCAGCGAAAGAGCCTGAAAAACCAGGTTACTGGGCGGCGGCAAAAAATCTGGTTGGTGCGGGCGGGGAAGATGATGTAAATGCCCCCACTTTCACAGGGGCTATCGAGAATTTCCTTGGCTTAGGGGATGAGCCAGCAGCACAGGGAACAGAGTCAGCAGCCGCCCCGGAGCCAGAAGCAGAGTCAGCAGCCACACCCCCAAAGCCAGCTTCGGCAGCCCCAGCGGTAAATCCAGCCCCTACTGAGGTACAGGGGCCAGCTCTGGACTCGATCCGGAAAGGGATGGACGAAGTCCGCCAGGCCACCAAGGACACAGGGATCGCTGAAGTAACTCAGACCATTCGGGACCAAAGTGAGATGACCCTCACGGACGGCTTTGGCGTTCTTGCGGGCATCCTCAAGAGAGACGTCAAGCTCGACAAGAGCTTCCTAGCAAACGAACTTGGTCCAGTGATCGAGAAGTCCGTTCTAGATGCCATTCGAGTTGCCCTGGTTGAGTATTCTCTCTACAAGGACATGTCAGCCGGGGCAATCACCTCTGCCCTCAACAAGCAGGGAGGGGATGCCAAGAGCTTCGTGGCGGGCAAGGTGGAGGCGGCTAAGCCCCATGCAGCCGGAGGCTTCGTTGCTGGTCAGAACCCAGATGGCACTGCCAAGGTCCTCAAGGCTCCGGCTGGAGAGATGCCCACGACTATCGGAAAGGGGGAGACCATCGTCCCTAAGGGAGGAGCTGGGGGAGGGGGCACCAGCGTCACCGTGAACGTCAACGGTATCGGTGGGTCTGACCTTGCCAACATGGTCAAGGTTGCGGCCACCAACGCCATCTATGAGTACAAGCGGCGTGAGCACCTGAACTGATATGCCTCGAATTCCCTCACCCAACGAGCAGACATTCAGGTCCCTGCCGGGGCCTCATGGCCCAGGGACAGATCCAGGGTATACCCACCCCGCAGCCACACAGGTGCCTAGCGGGATTGCCATGGCGTTTCAGGTCACGAGCCCTTTTGACAACCACAAGGTGCTGATGCCCCATGCCCTGGTCCTCCATGTGAACCCCAGCAACTTCCAGGAGGGGTTCAACCAGAAGATCGAGAGAATCCAGACACGGGGTGGGTTCGTGGAGCAGCATTGGGGGCATGAACTAACAACCTTGACAGCCTCGGGCTCCACGGGAGCCTTCATGAACATCTACAATGGTCTCTCGTCAGTGATGCGTCAGCGGACTATTGCTTGGGACCGGTACCGAGACCTCTTTGATCTCTTCCTGAACAATGGCGCCCTCCACGACCCGTTTGGGAACATTGTCCTACACGGGAACATCATGCTCATGTACGACCGTGGGACGTACATTGGGTCATTCAGGACTTTCGAGGTAGAGGAGACGGACACCTCCCCGTTCTCGTTCAATCTGAGTTGGACCTTCAAGGTCGAGGAAACGCTCACCAAGTTCAGCCTAGGTCAGCTTAACCGTGGATCTCCCCAGTTCCAGAGCCAGAACGTCAACCTCACCGCTCCCATCACTCGTCTGGCGTGAGGTATAAGATGGCCGACACCAACGCTTCTATCTTCCAGCAGATCGAGACCAAGGCGGACTTCTACCCTCCGAACGTCTATGCCGGGCTGTTGACGTACTACTCCAACCTCTCCCTTGAGAGGGATAGCCTCGACTCGCAGTTCACCCCGCTCTCGGCGGTAGACAGGAGGGGCCGGAACCCCAAGCTCTTCGTCATCGGGATTCTGCCCCCTTCATCGAATGTCACTGGCAGGCTGTTGGACAGGTCTGCTACCAGTGGGACGACTGGTACGGTCACGACCACATCGCAAACGTCGGAGACAGTTGTTGAGGAGGCAGCTCCTCTCCCGATTCAGGACAACGCGGGAGCAAACGCTAGTCAAGTAACACTGGGGCCGTACCAGATTCCAATCGGTACAGGCCCCACCAATGTAGGACAAGTTAGGCAAACGGATGGGGTAGGCCCCGATAAAGGGCCTCCCATCAAAACACAGATGAGCATCCCCCAAATTTGGAAGACGATGCGGGATGCTTATGTCCAAGTGACAGGCCGAGAACCAACTGCTACGGAATTGCAATTCTACGTTGCACAGTCGTTGCGGGAAACTGGAGGCAGTTGGCCTAATAACAATGTAGGGTTCGTGGGGAATTATGGGGGTGGAGCACCCCTCACACCTCCCGAAAAGAGACCCGGGCCTCCTACACGAACAATTCCGGCAGGGGTCACCACGTTTCGCCAGCCTCCTCCAGACAGCAACTTGTATAAGAGTTACGCTAGCCCTCAAGAGGGGGCAAAAGCTTACCTGAGCTTCCTCACTAAAAATCCCGCCACCATACAGGCTGCACAGCAAGGGGACACACTTGGATTTTTAACGGGTCTGGCTCAACAAGGGTACTACGAGGCATCCGTGGATGTGTACTACCGTGGCACCCAAAAGTCAGGGCCAGAGCCCCTGTACCCTACTTTGTTGAACAGAGTGGCCAATACTATGGTTACTCAAGGAGTGAGTCTGGGCGTTGCGGACCCAGCCCCCCTCCATGCCCCGGATGCTCTAGCCTACAAGGAAAGCTCAGGGGCATACATCGCAAGGGCAGGGGTCAAAGGTAACAGACCTCTTCCCCCCATACATAGGTTTAATCCAGGCTCACCTTACGGCCCAGGGGATCTCCTCCCCCCTGGTACAGGTACCCCCCAAGTCAACGCCTCTTGGGTGAGTGATGGTAGCCCGGCGGCTATGGAGAGCCGGAAGAACCTGAGCAAGATTGCCACAACTCAGATCACCGTCACTACAGACTTGGGCAAGAGATTCCAGGATGCCCAGAGGGCGCAGATCCTAGCCACTCAGAAGGCTCTGGAGAACATGCGGAACACCCCTCCGCTACGCATGCTGGTGAACCCCTCGTCCTTCACGGTGTCCGCTGAGAAGATCACGTCGGATGGGAACTGGGGTCGGAACGGCCCTATCATCGAGCACTGGGGAGACCAACAGGACAAGATTTCAGGCTCAGGTTCAGTGGCAGGCTTCTATGCCCTGGCCAAGAGCCTCAAGGACCCCAAGGCCGTGGGCGCACCCGGGTTGACCCGCATGGCCAGGAACTTCTCCTTGGGGTACCAGAACTTCCTCTCCCTGTACCTCCTCTACCGAAACAACGCTGGGCTGTATCTCAACGACATGGGCCAGAGCGACAAGCGGCTCAACCTGTCCATGGTGGGGTCCGTCTACATCTACTACGACAACACCCTGTACATCGGCTCTTTCGACAGCTTCAACGTCACGGAGGACGACACCAAGCCATTCACCCTGAACTACTCCTTCGAGTTCACTGTGAGGTCCACGTTCCTTCTGGACAACCCCCCTGTTCAAGGTACAGGGAACAACAATACCTTCGCACTCAACAACACGACCTCAGCCTTCTTGCCTGCCGGTGGGGGCGACATCTTGGGTGGGCAGGTTACTCTTTCCCCTGAGGATGAGGTCACCCCCAATGTCATTGACCTTGGTGACATCGATCAACTGGTCAATCCCAATGTCATTGACCTTGGTGACATCGATGTTCTGGTTGCCTCCAGTCCTCAGAAGCCAGGTAACGAGTCTGGCGCCAAACTGACGAAGCAACGCATCCAGGCTGAGATCAGCCTTACGGAGCAGGATTTTCGGATCGGGACGATTGACCGCAACACCTATCTCAGTACACTGAGCGACCTGAACTCTCAGTTGGCGTTGGCAACCTAATGGCAAGAAGCCCCTTCCAAGGCACGTACCGTCCTGGAGTCAGACCTACGGTCGTGACCGCTCCGGATGCGTTGGTCTACATCAACGGGGAGTCAGACATCATTGGGTGCCCCCAGTGCAAGCGGAAGTTTGACCTCAACAAGTTCATCACCAATGTCACCGTTGAACTCAACGTGGACAGTCCTCCAGGGTCAGCGAACATCAGCCTATCTGTCCCTCGACACACCATAGACGACCTGTACTTCGACGGGAACCTCCTCCTCACGCCGATGATGGAGGTGGAAATCTACTGCAAGGGGTACTACCTCATTGAGGGCATCCCTCAGTATTACCCCATCTTCTGGGGGATGATCACAGACGTCGGTGACAACTACTCCGGTGGGGAGCACACTATCTCCATCAACTGTGCGGACATTCTCAAGTGGTGGGAAATCTGCCAGATGAACGTCAACCCGGCGTTCACACAGACTGCCGGACAATTGGGGCGTAACTTATTTGGTAACGTGTTCTTCGGGTCCAACCCCTATGACGTGATCTGGACTCTCGCACAACAGTCCTTTGGGGACATCGTAGTGGCTTCCGGTTCCCTCGTGAGCATGAATAAGGAGGAGGGCCAGAAGGAGACCTTCAACGCAGCTCTGTCAGACATCATGCTCTACTGGCAGAAGAGGTTTTCCAGGATCCGCTCCAATCTCTTGCTGTATGGCACACAGGGTACCGCTGTCCGAGGGGACACTCTTTACGACCGTTTCAACACGACCAAGCCTGAGATGGGGAAGCCGTTCGCCTCACAGGTCGTTCGAGTAGCGAATGGTGGTCAGACCGCGGGTCAGATGACGTTTGACCCCACTGACCCAGAAGTCACTGCGATGCGAACGCAGGGCACGAACGCGGGTCAGGTCAACCTCTGGCAGTCAGAATATCAGACCAAGCTTGAGGCAGCCAACACAGCCAAGAACGCCATCGGGTTCGAATTCTTCATGGACGTGGACGGCAGCATCGTCTTCAAGCCCCCGTTCTACAACCTCGACGTCTTACCCAACAAGCCAGTATCCTGGATTCAGGACATCGACATCATCGACTGGGACTTCTCGGAGTCCGAAGCAGAGGTCGTGA